GCTGGCCACCGTCCAGCGGTTGGGCCTGCGCCGCCACCCCAGCCGCTGCCTCTGGCCCCGGGCCTGGGAGCTGCGCACCAACCTCTCCGCCTACGACGCCCTGTACGTAGCCCTGGCCGAGCAGCTCAATGCCACCCTGCTCACCGGTGATGCCCGCCTCGCCAGGGCACCGGAACTACGTTGCCCCGTGGAGGTGCTGGTGCCGTGCCCACCACTGATTGATGGCATCCAGCACGGCCTCAATGCCGAGCCGTCGGCGGTTTTTGACGATGGGGGTCCCGAGGATCGAACTCGGCTAAGGCGAATTATGAGTTTGAGCAACAGCTAGGCCTGGCAACGGGTTTGGTCTGGCCGGTGCCTAGTTCGTGACTTGCTCGGTCCGCTTGAGCCTCAACCTCAATCAGCTGGCCCATCGGGGTCTTGGTTTTCTAAATGAATGGGCTGCCGTTGCGTCCCTGGCAGGAAGATTCCCGGCTCAGTTGGGTCGGAGTCGGTAAAATGCTGTAGACCTGGCCGCCGTTAAAACCGGAGGCACAACCAGAAACGCCGCTAGGTTTGCCTTGATCCAGCCGCCAAACACAGGAGATTGAAATGTCTAAATCGAATGTCTTTGAAAACGCCTGGCTGCGGCTAGTGTTCCTAAATGAACCCATCGCCAATATCGGTGACGCGACCGGATTGCGGGGGTCAGTAACGTCGGGGCAGCTGTTCTTTTCATTGCACACGGCAGATCCCGGTGAGGTAGGCACGCAGGCCACCAATGAGGTGTCCTACACCGGCTATGCCCGCGTCGCCGGTGCGCGATCCAGCGCCGGGTTCACGGTGACGGACAACTCGGTGTCACCTGCGGCGAATGTCGATTTCCCGCCTTGCACAGGTGGCACTGCGACCGCAACACACTTTGCGGTTGGAGTTGCTTCTTCGGGCTCGACCGTGGTGCTTTACAAAGGAGCTATCAGCCCAAATATCCCCATCTCTTCGGTCCCTATCCCCATAACACCGCGCCTGACCACAGCTACCTTTATCACGGAGGAATGATTATGTCTTTGATCTGGCAAGCAGGGGGTGATAAATGACGGAGCGGAAACAGAAGATCGCGGCAAAGGTGGCGCAGTTTGCTGGGATGGCAGAGCCGGATGTCGCCGCCGCTCTTAATGCGCCGGACCCGACCTTGCCCAAGAAGCGGGTGGATGTTGCGACATCAGAAGCGAGGGAAATTCTGCTTTCCACGGGTGAGTGGGGGGCGGTGGTTCTTGCCGCCGAAAACACTGCGACCCCCCAACAGCTACGTGCTACGTGCATTGTCCTGCGCGATACAATCACACAAACGGCGAAGATCCCTGTCAGCGAATCGAGAATATACAGCACAACGACAGACCTGCTTAATGGATTAGTTGTTGCCGGGATTCTAACAAATGACACCCGCAATGCGCTGATGGGCCTTGCAGACGTATATCAGTCATGGGCCGACTTGGAAGGCGTGGGTGAGGTTACAATTCGCGATGTTGGTATTGCCAGGGGGAACATCTGATGGCCGTCGCAAAATGGGCCACACCCGCTTCTCGCGGGTCTAACATTGCCGGAATCGCGATCAATCAGCTAGCAAGTGGATCGGAAACAATTCCTGCTAATGCAATCCCCTATGACAACGGCTCCAGTAGGGATCTCTATGCAACAGTCACCGTTAAACTAGCTTCGCTCACACCGACTGCGGGCGGGTCCATCACGCTGCGCGTCTATAGTGGTGACGGCACAGACGTTCCAGACATCGGCGGCGGCTCTTTTGACAGCTATGTGGCGGCGCTGACAGTAAGTACAAGCGCCAAGATCGTAATATTCCCGATGGTGCGGCTGTATCCTTCTTCAAACATGCGTTTTACGGTCGTGAACAACGCAGGCGTCTCGACACCGGCCAGCGGCAACGAACTTTACGTCCGCCCCTACAACGAGGAAGTGACCTGAGATGCCGCGCGGTGTTTCGCCGCTGGACGAGGCGCGGTTGCAGGGGCGGCTTTGGCCGCTGGAAGAATTGCGCCCTCTTGCGTGGTACGACGCATCTGACCTTTCAACCTTAACGCTTGGCGCCAGCGGCATCACTACATGGCGCGACAAGCTCAGAAGGTCGGCTTTGAACCTGACCGCAACCGGCAATCCGGGGCTGGCTACGGTCAACGCGCCTGCGGTGTCTTGGACGCCCCTGCCGGTTGTGGTTTTCAATGGCACCAGCCATCTGATGACCGGCGCGGCGATCAGCAATTACGCCCCGACCACAGGGTTTTCGTCAATTGCGGTGGTGCGGGTGACAAACGTGCAGGGTTGGATAGGCAATGGCGACGGCGCTCCTCCGGTCTGGGCCGATGCCCAGGGTTGGGTTGCAATGGCTGTCAAGCAAAGAACAGGCGGGCAGTTTCAGGGTGGCCTCTATATCTACAATGCCGGTGACAAAACCGCTTGGGCGGATTTGACATCATCGACAGCCCCCGAGGCGGGGATCATCTATGTCGAGCTTGCGTCCGCGTCGTCCCATACCGTGGCGACGAACATGAGCGCCGCAATCGCGACATCAAACCCTGGAGGCCCCCAAGGTGGCAGCACAGGGGCTGCATATCGCATGGGGCTATCCACTCGATACCTCGGGATGGAACTGGGCGAAGTGTTGCATTTCGGGCATGCCCTAAGCCCAGCCCAGCGTTCCAAAGTTGAGGGCTATCTGGCGTGGAAGTGGGCGCTGCGGCCCCTTCTGGCGGCTAGGGTACCGCGACATCCCCACGCAGGACTTCCGCCGCTGATCGGAGTTTGACATGCTGCGCAACCGTGTTCCCCGGCTGGCGGGTGGCGGTGGTGGTGGTGGCGGGATCACCAGCGCCGTAGGGTCGGCGGCGGGCAGTGCCGCCGCGCAAGGACAGGGGGCATCTATCGCCGCCGCAGCCGCGTCAGCAGCAGGTGTCGCAACGGCAGCCGGTGTCGGCTCCGTTGGCGAATTGATAGCAAGCGCCGTTGGGTCGTCGGCTGGTGTTGCCACAGCATCAGGACAAGGCCAGGCCATTGCCGCTGCAACTGGATCGGCGTCCAGCACGGCAACGGTGCTCGGTGATGGCTCGGTTGCAGGCTCGGTGGCAGCCGGAGCCGGGGCTTCAAACGGCGCTGCAACCGTGTCCGGCCAGGGCCAGTCCAGCGCTGCCGCCACTGGGTCTTTGGCAAGTGTGGCAACTGCAAGTGGGCAGGGCGCGGCCATCGCCGCCGCCGCTGGATCGGCGGCAGGCGCGGCCACGGCGGCGGGCCAAAGCCCGTCGGGCGGTGGACTTGTTGCGGGTGCAGGATCGGTCGCCGGTTTGGCCACGGCACAGGCCCAGGGCGCGCTGATTCTGGCCTTTGCCGGAGCGTCCTCTGGCGCGGCCACAGCATCGGGGCAGGGCGCGGCCATCGCCGCCGCCGCTGGATCGGCGGCAGGCGCGGCCACGGTGCAGGCCCAGGTGGCGCTGATTCTGTCCGTTGCCGGCGTTGCCTTTGGAGCGGCCACAGCATCGGGGCAGGGCGCGTCGACCGCCAGTGCTGCGGGCACAGCGATGGGGGTGGCCACGGTGAGTGGGTACGGACCAGCCATGATTTCCAGCCGCTTTGCCTTCCCTGGCGATCCAGCAAATGGCGGTAAGCTAGCTATATCACGCCGTGGCGGGCGTATTGTAATCTGAGGTTCTGATGGATACGTTTTACATGAAGGAGGGCAACACATCGCCCGCCATTCGATATGAGCTATACCCGCCAACGGTAGATCTGACGGGAGCAACAGTGTTGTTTCAAATGCGCGAGCTACTCTCGCTTGGTGGGGCTACGTTGATTAATGATCCTGCCGTGGTGGTGATCGAAAAGGATACGCCAACGGTGGAATATTCATGGCAAACAGGGAATTCGAGTGGCATTTATGAGGCCGAATTTGATGTGACCTACGCCGATGGCACAACTGAAACCTTTCCAAACGATGAGTTTATTCTAATCAAAGTTTCGAAGAAGATCCAATGAATATGTTAATCCACCTTAAACGCAATTCCTTGAATGACGTTTGCGACCATACTCCAACCAGCTACGGCATCCGACTGAAAGGATCTGCAAGCCAGTCCGCCATGACTTTGTGTACAACGTAACCAGCCCACAGAGGCGTGGGTTGCACCAACCGCCAGGAATAACCCCACAAATGTCAAACACACAATCTGATAGCGTTTCATCTAAACTTATCTTCTACATGTCGAAATCGTTCGCCTAGACTCGCCAATTCTTTATCGTGGCGGTTCAAAATTTCTAGAATTTTTCCTTCAAAGGCCCCCAACCCTCTGGAGATGCTCCACAACGCCTCAATCGCTGATTTCACCCCTGCCCCAAGCATTCCTACGCCCGTAAGTCCTACGGCAACCAGGGCAATTGTTTCGCCGACGCCCATTGCATGACTTGTGTTTGTTCAGATTAAACAAATCTGGCAATCGTCACGACCAGTCGGCGGCCCTGGTTTGAATTGGGGCAATTCGCATGAAGGACCCGGCACCTGTGGTGTAAGCGCCACCTGGGGCCGCCGAGAGCAGGTATTGGGGGGTAAAAGTGCCGGGAGTGCTGATGGCGACAGTCCCTCGGATCGAGCCGTGGTGGCTGGCGCTGGCGCTGGTGAGGGATCCGGAGATCACCGCAGGAGTGGCAGTCTGCAGCCAGGTCGTGAATGCCGGGCTAAGCGCTGCCGGTGGGAAGCTGCCGCCGTCCAGCGATCGATAGACCAGCTGGTAAGCGATGCTGCTCAGCACGGCCGTGCCACCAAACCCGATCGCCAGGGTATGTGCCGTGGTGCCCGCTGTCTTCAGCAAGCTGAACAGAATCTCGAATTCGTATGTGCCGGCGGCTAATGTGACGCCTACTCCCAGCAGATTCTGAGCAGTATTGACGTTTGCCCCAGCAAGGGTAGCATTTAGCCTATACCTGTAATCGTAGCCGCTGCTGTTAAGCAGTCCCACAACATTCCAATCTGTATCGTTGCTATTCCGCTCTTTCATTAGGCCCGATCCCATGTCTGGCCACCGCAAAAAAGGGTAGGTAACCGACGGCTCTGTGGAACCAGAATTTTGCGTAGCTAATGCCTGTAGGGCATTTTGTACATCTAGCCGCAGTGACAATCCGCTGGCGCTAGCAATTGTAAAATCGTGCTGGGCCATGTTTGCAAGAACAATGAGTTAGGCTTTCCAGTCTAAGGATTTATGTTAATGGTAATTGTCCCGCCGCTTATCTGATTGCCTGTGGCCTGCACATTGGTAGCCGCAGTGTATTGCAGTGTGCCAGTCCTGCCAGACGCACCAAAGACAATGTTATAAACGCTGCTGGTCAATGCGTTTTTATTTAGCCAGTCTGGATGGGTTCCGGTGAATTGTGCTATTCCGGTTGCCGTGGCACTAATTAAGCTGACGATGTTTGTAGCCCCGCAAAAACTGAACGGACCGTCAAGGTAGAAAGCGCCAAAGTACAGGTCAAACCTGTTTGTCCATGTGTAAACGACTGGTGGTCCGGCCTCTGACGAAGTTGAGGTGTTAAAATAGTAATCAAATCGCTGTGCCCTTTGGCTAGTATTGGAAAGCCCTGCGCTACTGTTGCTGCCATAGTTCACAGCCGCAGACAGAGATTGGCCTGAAGGCACCCAAATAACAGAAGCGTCGTTACACGTCAAGTCTTTGTATATAAAATTTCTCTGGTTTGGCGTTGCCCCTGTATTCATAGCTCCGCCAGACGGATTAAACTGTAACGGCCTAGTGTTGCCAGTTATGTTGGGAATTGGTACATAAACAATGGAAGACGTTGCAAACGTCAGTACTGATGGTTCGGGCCGCACACCACGGCTGCCCAGCAAAGCTTGATCGCGAAAGCCAAATCCCCTCATCCCTGCACCGCGTAGACGGCTGTGGCGTCGGCGTCGGCTGGCCCCCAACAACGGATGCTTAGAATTCCTGTCTTGCCAGCTGCAATACTTGATGGCCCCGTGGCTGGAGATTGAGTAAAAATCCAGCCAGGAAATGTGAAGGCGCGAGTCGTACCATCGCAGATGATTCGTATCGAAACTTCTTTGCCTGCGCTTCGGTTGCTTGTGGTAAATGTAACTGGGCCAGCAAGGTTTAGGGTAACCATTTTGCCAGCCAAAACAGTCATATCCAGATTCACGGTGGCAGCATAAGAAAGGGTTGTTGGTACATCAATTACGGGCAGGAACGCGGCATTCAATTGCCCATCTGTAATGCTTAGGCCTGGCCCCAATGTATTGAAGCCTCCTGCAGATGTTGCTGCCAAAGCCACTTCAACAGCAAGTGAAAAAACCACAACGTCTTGGTTTATGTCAGCGACCGAAAGCAGAGCTCGACACCGAACCGATCGCGCCCGGACGATGCTGCGCGTCAACGGCTTCCAGGCCGACCAACTGCCTGCCAAGCCAGAACTCAGGGCATCGTGTGAATCTTGATATTCCAATCGAACAATGCCGCTTTCCGCTGTTTCATTATCAATGCTCAAAATTTCATCAACTGGGCCCAGCAGTGCATCCCATGTCGATGCAACCAACCTGGATCGGGATCGGATTATTCGCCTTAGCTGTAAATCTTTGACAGCCCCAGCGTCAAAATCATTGGCAAAGTAATAAATTGCCTGCCTGCTGTCAAATCCGTAATCGTCAATTGGGCCAGGTAATCCATCAAAATTGCCGTCTTCTGCTAATTCATCCCATGTTCTTGTATCAACCCTTGGTGCACCATAGTCATCAATTGGCCCTGGCAACGCATCAAAGTCACCATCCAACGCAAGATCGTCCCAGTATTCATCGTTTAATCGCAGGGCCTGAATCGAGGCATCGAAGGCACAATTTCGTTTGACACCAGTGAATCCTGTTGCGGCCTCATCAATGGTGGCAACGACTTCCATCGCCGTTTTTGGTGCATGAAATACCACTGATGTTGTTGCAGAAACAGCCCCGCTGCCATTTTGGTGGCGAAATAGGTAGGTCCCCGTCAAAGCCGGCAGCAGCATCTGACCCTCGGCATTGGGGGCCTCCCCTTTGACCAAGGGGTTGCTGGTTGACCAGGTGGCGCCTGATAGATCCGGCGAATGCCGGATCGCCACGCTCAGCAAATCGTTGTCGACCTGGGCCCAGCTGGCCTGCACCACCCATTCGCCCAGCGCCACCACGGCCGCATCCATCACCCGCTCGACGCTGCCATCAATGCCGATGACGCCGGTAGCCGATCGATCCACCTCTTGGGTGGGGGGCACAAAGGGATCGGAGCGGTTGCCAAAGGCATCAATCGCCACCACCTGGATCTCGTATCTCCCATCGGCCACCCCTGGCAGCACGATTGATGGCGTGGAAGTTGAGTAGGTCTGCCAGTTGCTGCTCATACGGTGCGTACCGCCACCTCATACTCGACTGCCCCAGGGATGGCATCCCAGGAGAGGTGCATATCGGTTTGCCTTGTGGCTGGATTTACCACGGCGATGGCTGTTGCACTGGAGGGGGCCGCCGGTGGCTTGATTTCCAGGGGGGCAAACACTTCCTGATCTAATGGAATATCACGCTCGATGTGGTCATATTTGCTTGGATTATGGCGCAATGCAGAAATCATATATTTAGTCCGACTGCTTTCGGTAATGCCAATGGCCGTCCACAGGCTTGTGCGCATGGCGTTGTTGTCAATTGACCAAGTGCCACCAATCAATGGCGCTGCCGAGAATGGCAGGGCTGGTGTAACAATTACACCGCTGATAGAACCAATGAATCGTGTCTCCAGATTTCCATCAACCAGCTTGGCGGTGATCGTTGCATCTGCCCCGGTTGGCAGATCAGTCTGGGTTGCATCATCAACAGTTAGGCTGGTTGTTGTGCCTGCAATGGTTTTGCCAGCTCGCCTTACGCCGCTTTTGAGACGATCAGCTGCTCTGAACCGCAGGCCCGGCCGAAGTTCCACCCCCAGAGCCACGGTGCCCTCAAACATCACAACTTCTGATTCGTATTGTTCGGTGTAAAGCAGCCATTCCCCTGCGCGATGGGCTTGCCCAGGTGATGTGCAGGCAAAAGCGTCGATATTGGCGACCTTCGCCCCATATAACTGAATTGCCTTTTTATCTTGTACCGTTACAAAATCATAGTCTTGTTTCTCGTTGTTGAAATACCGCACAACGGCGACGGTATGGCGCTCCCGCAGGCTGGAGCCGACATAGCGAAAGCCTTCTGGCGATATGTCTGCATTTGATACGGTGACGATTGCATCGCCAGGGGCATCTTGCGTAACAGTTACCGAGCCTTTGCCCCAATGGGGCATGCCTCGAAAGACACTGGCCATCCAATTGATCAGTTCGTATGCGTCTTCGCTGCTCTGGATGTTGATTGAACAGGCAAAACGCGGCTCAAAACCGCCCCTGCCATCAGACACAAGTTCTGCGCAGTATTTAGATATTGAATACAATGCAAACTTATCGACGGTTTCAGGCGGGCAGCGATGGCCGAACCCATAGCGTGGATGGGTGACCTGGTCGTAAAAATGCCAGGCAGGATCGGTCGTCCATTGAGCTTCGGCAAAGTTGCCCGTCCAAATGCCGGAGTAAATCAACCGGCCGGTGGTTTGCTCGACGGTTGCATTGTCAGGAATCGGAATTTTGACACCTAACCGGTCTAAGGATACTTGCGGCCAGGAGCTGAAATACTTGGCGTCTAGTTGCAACGCCAACAACCCTGAATATGGGTATCTAAGCTTTGCATAGATTAATTCTGTATAGTCACTCCAAACCATTGTGTCATTGACTTTGGAGTTGTTTGAATCTGGGGTGATTCGCACCACTCGCACGCTTACGGGGAAGGGGCCATAGATCTCGACTTCATGGCTGCGTTGAAACAGATCGCCAGAACGGCCTTTCACAGATGTGTCAACCACGGTTTTGAAACTGCCACCTGCAGTCGCCACTTGGATCTGATACTTGACCTCCACTGCAATGACATCGCCCTCCTGTGGCGCTTTGACGCCACCTTTCAAGATGCTGGAAGTCAGCGATTTTGATACCTTATTCTTGGGATCGTAATACTGCTGTAGGGCTTGCCAGCTAAGGGTAATTCTGAGTGCATTAACGGCAGTATCTGTAATTGTGCGTGTTAGCGGTGTCGCTGCTGTTACCGGCAGCCCAACCCCTCGCTGGGATTCGGTTGCATTGAAACCTTTGATCGCAGACTGGTCAACAGTCCCATAGCGATGGTCAACAACAACGCCTAGAAAGTTAAAATCAGTGGTTTTCGGATTATTTGGATTTGCCGATGCCTTGAGAATTGGGGTTTTGTTGATATAAATATCTTTTAGCAGAGCGGTTTCATAGGCCTTGCTGCCCCGCGTATAGCCCCTGGCCGACGGCCAGCCCTCTTGTTCGCCCTCGCCGAGCAGCAGCAGCAGCCGGGCGTACTGGGTGGAGTTGAGGGTGTCCGGCGCCGTGGCGGCCCCACGGCTGGCCTGGGCCTTTTTTTGGCCACCGATGCCAGCCCCCTGGATCACTGGCCATGGTGGCAGCTTGACCAGGCTATCTATGGGGATCTGCCTCATCGCTTGCCCGTCGCCTGGATCGCTTCGACCAGGGTGATGGATCGCTTGTTGGCGCCCGCCCCGGGCAGCTCGTTTGTGGAGATGCCGGCTGAGATGACGATGGCGCCCATGACAATGCGCCCCCTTGGGATGTTGACGGGCGTGCCCTCCCTTGAGGTCAACTGCACCCCTGAAACCGAATAGGAGTTGGTCTCTTTGGGATCACGGTTGCGCTCTGGAGTGGGCGTTGAGGGTGTCAGCAGCTGGGCGGCACCGCCCAGGGCCAGGCTCATGCCGGCGCCAAACAGGGTGGGCCCCAAGGCCGCCAGGCCAATGCCCGGCACCGCAAACGATGCGGCCACTAGCAGAATGCCACCCACAATCTTGGCGCCGGCCGTTCCTGAACCACTCACGATCGGCACCAGGTGGATGTCCTCGCTGCCGAGGGGGTAGTGAATCTCATCGGCGCCGAGGTTGTAGCTGCCCTCCGACAGCAGCCAGTCGTATCCGGCAATGAGGGCCTCCAGATCGGGCCAATTGGCGACCAGGAACCGCACGGCTTCGCCAATCGAAGCGATGTTGGCGTTCAAAACCGAGTATCCGGTCCGCTCGGCCAGGGGCCCGTACAGCCTCAAGGTTCGCTCCAATGCCACCGACCACTGAATAGCCCCAGGCTACGGAGGCCACTTCAATGGCACGGTGGGGGTTGGCGCGAGCGGTGTGGTCAGCACCATTTTTGTGGCCGCACGCAAATGGTCCAAGTTTCCGCCGCGGCCCCCTTGGAATCGTGTACTTTTTATTGCCAAGGTATTCATGCGTTGCTAATGTCAAAAAAGTCGTCTCCTTTCCATGTCTGAATCAAAGCTGTATCGCGTTAAAGAAGGGGCGATTCTTGCGGGGGTATGCCAAGGGTTAGAGGCCAGCGGCAGAGGCTCTGCCGTGGCTTACCGTCTGCTGTTTGCTTTTGGCTCAATTTTCTGGCTGATTGGGATTGTTATCTACATCGTGATGGGAATCTCTATTCCCGTCGCGAGCAAAGAGCAGCTTGAGCAACTGCGGGAAGCCGCATCTGAAGACGGATCGAACAGGTTGGCCGCAGGGCCTTCACTGGATGCTGTTCAGCTTCAACTGGAAAGAATTCAAAAGATGAAAGACGATGCTTTGATTTCGGATGCAGAGGCCGAAAAGCTGAGAGCAAAGGCTTTGGGCATCAACTAGCCAGCCCCGTGCCTCTGGAGCCCCTCCAGAGCCATGCCTCTGGAACCCCTTCCAGCCCCGTGGCTCTGGGGCCTCTTCAGCCCCCCCCTTTCTTTCCCGACCTTTCATCCTGAACCGTGTACGCTCGATTTGGGGGTTGGGTCGGCCCTAACCGCAAGGCTGGGCGCCGGGGGCGGTGCCAGTGGACGCCGCTCAGCTTGAGCACCAGGCTTGAGCACCGGTATCACAGGCCCAGCCTCCACCTATTTCATTGTCATTAGGATGCAGTAGTGTTTTGCGGCTCGATGGGGACATCGAGTAATTCACTAGCCCCGTTTTGAGCGGGTGCAACTCATGATTTCCTTGGCTTCCCCCTTGGGGATGGATTTCCGCATCTGGAACGGTGTGGAGATCCATCGCAGTCCAGCTGACGGGTACGTGAACGCTACGGCCATGTGCCATGCCGGGCAACGCCGTTGGAATCACTATCAGGCAAACGACCGAACAAAGTCGTATATCGCAGCGCTTGCAGCCGTTACCGGATTTCCGGCCACGGGTATTGGGGGCTTGATTCGGTCGATCCAAGGCGGCCGGCCTGAGCTTCAAGGCACCTGGATCCACCCCAGGTTGGCCGTGGATTTGGCCAGGTGGATCAGTCCCGCCTTTGCCGTCTGGATGGATGGCTGGTTTCTGGAGGTGCTGCAGGCCCAGGCCCAGGGCGCCGCGGCCCAGCATGCCGGTGCCCAGGGGGCCCAGACCCAAGGGGCCAGAGCCGCCGCGGCCGGCACGGGAGCCACCCCCCTGGGGGGAGCCGCCACAGCTTTTGGGTTCTCGGCGGTGACCGCCCCTGCGGACTGGAACGAGATCGTTGCGGCCTATGCCAAGGAGGTGGAAGCTGCCATCGAGGGCCGAGCGGCGCATGAGGTGCCGCGCTCGCTGCGCTATGCCCAGCCCCTGGCCACACATTTCATGGGCTGGCTGGTGCAGCGCTATGCCCAGCTGGTGCTCCCCCCAACCTGTAAGCCCGCCTTACCAGTTGCCGGGGATTTCTCGGCGACTGGTTCGGTGGCGGCCCTGCCGGCCATTCCGGCCACCCCAACCCCAGCGGATTTGCCAGTCCGGCGCCGTCGCCGATCTGATTCCGTCGCCGCTCCGGCGCCGTTGCCGGAGCCCGATCCCTGGCAGGCGGCCCAGCCATCCGAAACCATGGTTTGCCGGCACTTGCGGCCGATCGAGCCTGATCAGGTTCGGCGGTTCCGGCGCGGTGAGCAGATTGCGGGCCCGGAGCTGGCCCGGATCCTGGGCATCACCACCCACCGCATCAACGATTGGTCGCGCCACCACGGCATCGGCGCCAGCCGCGATGGCTGGCAGCTGATTGGCCAGGGCAAAATCGGCTGCGGTGATCTCGGCAGCACCCTCCCCCCGGGGCGGCCCAGCTGGCTGTTCGAGCGCCTCTGAACTGTCCGGAAATACCGGATAGTTCGATTTGATAACGCCCGGGGAACGGCAAACGCTCGGGGGGCGGCGGCGAGCGCCCAAGGGCCCCTAAGTCCAGGGGCTCTTGTCCTTCCAGGCAAACGGTCGCAACACCCGGCCGGTGCTGCGCTGGTGGCCGTCGCCGTAGATGTCAGAGCTCGACAGGCGGCCCTCTACGTGATGGAGCAGGCGGCCATCGGGCAGGATGACGCCCACATGGTTGAGCCCGGGCACGAAACGGCTTTGCAGAACGGCATCGCCGGCCCGGATCTGCTCCCGGGGCACCGCAAAGAAGCCGGCATCAACGTAGAGGCTCTCGAACAGGGGCTGGCGCAGGAACTCTTCTGGGTCAGCGGGCCGCTCGAAGTCCGGCAAATGCAGGTTTTGCTCGGCGTACCAGTCCCGTACTAGCGCCCAGCAGTCGTGAACCCCCCATGACCATTGCCTACCGATCAACGGCGGCTTCCAGCCACTGGGCTCGAAGCTGAACCACTGGCCCTGGCCGTCACCCAGGTGCGGGGAGACGATGTGCCAGGGGATCCCCCACTTCTCGCAGCCGGTGCGATCGGCATCAGATGGATGTGGGAAGCCGTCGGGATGGGAATGGATCACCGCCACGATTGTTCCGGCCCGGGCGGCGGCCAGGTAGTCGGCTGGATTAATGCTGAAATCGGTCTGAATCGGGTTGATGTTGCGGCAGGGCCAGTAGCGCTCCTTGCCGCCCACCACCACCACCAGGCCGCAGCTTTCGCGGGGGGCCTCGGCCACTGCGGCCTGCAGCGCTGCAGCACGGGTCTGGCTGTTCATTGCTGGCGATCAGGCATTGTAATTGCCAATACCTGGATAACCACCGTATGGAAGTTCAGCGCCTTCGCCATGGCGTAATCGACAACCAGTAAGCGTCTGGCTGCAGACGCTCAATTCGGCTGATGCGACTGGATTGTTGTTTTCGTCAAAAAAGTTAGGGCCGTTGTAGCTGCAGCCATCGCCTCCCAATACAAAGGTGCATTGCTTGAGGCATTGCCGCCTGGGGCCCCGTTCACCCACCAAGCTAAACGCTGATTCCATCTTGAATTCCACCACATCGCGGCATTCAAGCTCCTTCTTGTCAAAGTAATAAATCTCTGGCGGGAATGTCGCTGCCGGATTGGGTGTGCCGTAAGGATTCACCCCATCATCAAAATTAGCGGCATCAAGAAACTTGGCCAGGGTCCTGATTCTGGTGAACTTGGCCATGCCCAGGTCGTTGCCCGGGGTGAAGGCATTGACCTCATTGAGGATTGCGGAGATTTCACCATTGACATTGCCCAGCCGCAATGTGGGTGAAGGCAGCACCCCTTTGCCGTCATAAGCAAAGCCGTCGGCTTCAATTGTGATTGGCCAATAGGAATTACTGGCCCAAATCACTGGTATCACTGTGCTGGAAGCGCTATAGGTGTTTGAAAATCTGAAGATTTGATCAACGCCGTGGACTCGGCAGTTAGTTTCGATCTCGAACAATTCGATGATGGAACCAGGTTCCATTGACGCGAGTTCAGCCCTGAGTGTTGAATCCATCATGATTTAGATTACGGCACCTGGACGCAGCTTGGAATATCCATCCCAGGTGAAAACCACTTCATAGGAGGCGTTGGCAAACTCCCAGCGTCCCCTGGATGTGGCGAAATTTGTGGTGTCGGGAGCGGTTCGACCAAAACTAAAGCCATAATTGATATTACTAGAATCAAGAGGCTCCTCGGGGTTAGCCGTATACATATAAAACGCATCCATGCTGCCAGCAATGGATGCCGCAGAGCCCCAGGCGGAAAAGTAAATATCTATGTTTGAATACCAGGGCCCAAGATATTTCGACGCGCTAATTGTGAGTCCATACGGGCCTATGGGGTCGACTTCAGCGCCTCCAATACCGTATGTAATTAACTCGCCACTTGTTGTGCGCAAGGGTTTCCAACCAGTGTTGACATTGATTGTCACCGGAACCCATGGACCAGACCCACCTCCTAGCCCCGCGTAATTGCGCTCAAACCACTGGACCCCAACCCAACGGACCCAAACGCCAGCCTCAAGATTGGGTTGACCCCGGCAATAATGCGGAACCCCACCAATCCTGTTCCCAGGTGGTGCCATTTTTCCCCATATCCGACGCAGCAGCAGATCAATTTTTACCCTGGACTGAAATTCCCTGGCGATTGGCCATTCTTCGACCTTCCACATGGGAGTGCTGCCCCCCGCATGGTCTGGCGGCGTCCAGAGGAATGGTTTCCCATCGGTTGCCCGGGCCTCCAGGAAAGACCGAACCGTGGCTGCTTCACTGAGCTTGATCAGCATCCGCACCCGCCAGGTCTCCTCCAGCGGATGCAGCCCGAACTGAGTGATGTAGGTGTAGCCGTCCCCCAAGGGCTGTTTGGTGGCGAGGCTGCGCACCTCTTTGCTCAGCTCGCTTTTTAACGGCACCGCCGGGAAGGTGGAGTAGGTCATCGGATCCCGAAGGACTGCTCAAAGACGGCCCTGAGCACATACAAGCCGCGGCCAGCCCCATCCAGCGACCATTGCGGGCAGCGCCAACGCGCTTGAGGGCGGTCCGGTGGCGTCCAGAGAAAGGCCTGGTTGTTGCGCAGGCGCGCCTCAAAAAAGGTGGTGAGGATCTTGGCCTGGTCCATTGGCAGCGGCGCCCATTGCAGCGGCAGGGTGACGGGGAACTGGTTGAGGCCCAGGGCTTTGCGGTCTTCCGGCCCGTCGCCAAATTGGCTCCCCCGCAGCTCCGGCTTGGTGGTTTCGGTTGCCGGGTAGATCGGCCGGGGGCTGGCTGGCAGGGTGAAGGGCATCAGTTGTAGAGAATGCCGCCGGGGCGTTTCTCGCGGATTAGCACCTCTTGCACCGCCTGTCCGAACATTTCGCCCAACCTTGAACCCTTCTCGTTGTTGCCAGCGACGGCCGTGCCCTTGGCGTCGACGCTGATCGGGATGGTGATTGATCCGCCGCCCCAGCCGCCGCCGGCCGCCCCTCCCTGCAGCTGCACCGGCAGGCTACGGCCGTTCGGCAGGGGAACAATGGCCTCGGTGCCATGCAACATGGCCGCGTACCCGCTTTTGGGGCCATGGGAGACACCGCCGGCGGCAAACTGGGCCAGCGGGAAGTCGGTGACATTGAAGGCGCTGCCTAGGCCCTTGATGCCGGCACCCACAAGCCCTGCACCCGGGCCTAGGCCTCCGAAGAGGTCGCCGATCAACCCCAGCCCGCCACCGCCACCTGGTGTAAAGCCACTGCCCACGCCGCTTTGGGCCATCAGCTGACCCGCCCGCAGCATCAGCTGGGCAGCGGTCATCTGCTGCCCGGCCGCCCCGCTAAAGCCGCTAAGGGCCTGGAACAGGTTCCCGGTGAGCAGCTGTTCGAGGGGGGCGAGGATGGAATTGAGGGTGGTCTGGGCCAGGCGATCGGCGGTGCCGGCCAGGGCCTGGGCGATCGCCCCCCGGATGTCGCCGCCCTGCATTGCCGTAGAAAGCGCTTGGCGGACGCCGCCGCCCAACCCGCCCACGGTGTCCTCCGTCAGGCCGGCAGCCAGTCGGCCGCGGGGGGAGTTAAGGATTTCAGCCTTGAGCTGGGCGCTTATCCGCTCCACATCCATGGCCCTGCTCTGCTCCGCCTGGTTGATTCTCAGGGCTTCGGTGTCAAATTCATTGCGGGTTCTGGTCCCTCCCAATTCATCCTGCAGGTCTTTGATCGCGGTGTCAATGTTGGCCAGCAATTGGCGCGTCTGCTCCATGCTGTCGGTGTTGGCCTGGAGGCTGTTGCCCAGGCTGTTCAGCGGCTTTTCGAGGGGTTGGGCGGCCAGCATCGGCGCCGAGCCACCTGGCAGCCGCCGTAGCGGTGCTGGTGTTGCATCTGGCATGGGGCCATTCATGTCAATACCGGCGAAGATGTCGGGCCCACTGCGGGGTCTTGACGCCATGGCGGGGAGCGCGGCTGAACCTGACCCAGGGACCATGCGTCCCGTTTCCCACGCACGAGTAAGTGCTTCCAGCGCTTGCCAAGCGTCAGCCGTTGATGCCCCGCCTTTGGGGTTGACGTGGGTGGTGACATGGGTCCCAAAGGTCCGGCCCGTAATGCCCTGGCTCCCAATGCGGTCGCCGGGTCCAAGGGTCATCCCTTTGGCCACGTCAATGCTGTCGAAGTGACCGAGCAGCATTTCGTATTTCTTGCCGCCGATATTGAACTCTCCGCTGACCCAGCTGCCGTACCCTTTGCCAGTTGATCCCGCACCGCGGCCCTGAAAGCCGGTGCCGGTGATCGTGAGTTTCCCGAATGGATTGGTGACAGCACCGCCGCGGCCACCAGGCACCACGATGTCCCAGCCGGTTGCTTCCGCATCAGGATCGCGGGTGCGATTGGTCCTGGCCCCTGAAATCATGCGCCCCCCCGTCGCGACCACTGGAGGCGCCGCGGCCCCGGTGGCGCCACTAAGGGTGTCGCGTTGGGCCTGGTTTTTCAGCTGTTCTTTGGCTGCTTCCAGGTTCAAAATGGCGATGTTCTGGCTGGTGCGCTCCACCTGGAGGCGCAGCAGGGCGATCCGCTGCTCGGAAGCCTCCCGCTTCTGCTGGAACTCCAGCTGCTGACGGGCAACCGATTGCTCCAGGTTGAGCTGCCGGGCCTTGGCGTCGTAGAGCTCCCGGACAGCATCGGCCTCGCTCACCAAACCGGTGCGGCCGAGGGCCAGGGCCTCGATCTGGGCGCCGATCACCGCCGACACCGATGTGGGGTTGTTGCGGGCATCGGCCTGGGCCTGGGCCAGCGACAGCATGCGCTCGGCATCCTGCGCATTGGCATCGAGGCGGGCCTTGGCCAGGTCGGTCCGGCTTTTTTCGATCGCCTGCAGCTTCTCTTGGGCATTGCGCTGGCGCTCAAGAATGGCGATCTCCTGCTGGCGGCCGTTCTGCAACCGGGTTTCCACCTGGGTGCGTTCGGCCAGGTTGTTTTTGATCGCCTGTTCCTGTTCGTTCAGCCGGGTCAACACCCGCTGCTGGGCCAACGAGAGGTTGGCCGCTTCGACCTGGACGCCCAGTGCCCGCTGCTGGATGTCGAGGCTTTGCTGCTGCAGGGCGCCGGTGCGGCGCAGGTTGGTGGCGCCTTCGGCGGATAGGGCCACGGCGCGATCGGCCGCTTCCAGCTGCTGGCGATAGATGTTGAGAATGTCCTTCTGTACTTGGTAGTTGGCAAGCAAAGACTTCTGCTCAGCAGAGTTGGGAGCAGCGTTTTGGGCTTTTTGATAGAACTCCTCCATCGCCAGCCGGGTTTTGAGCCGCTGCACGTCGATTTCGGCCCGCTGGATGGTCAGCTGTTGCTGCTGGATGGCCGCCTGGCGGATGCTGATCTCTAGCTGCTGCTGCTGGATTGCCTTCTCCGACTGCAAGGCGGTGACCCGCTCACGAATCCGTTGCTGCTCCTGGGTACTGGCCAGTTGATTGCGGCGGTCTCTGGCCTGGGCGCGGGCTTCGGGGGATGCCGCCACCGACACCTGAAACTGAGCCCGTTGGGTTTCCAGCCCGCGCCGAGCATCGGCCAAGCCAAACAGCTTCTCCTGCACGGCCCGCTGGGCCTGCAGCAGGGCCAGCCCCTGGTTGAGGGCGGTGATCTCGTTGTTGTAGATCTTCTCCTTGATGTCGGCCAGCTCTCTGGTCTTGGCCAGCTGCTTCTCTTCTGGAATCGCCCCGGCGTAGCGCTTCTCCGCCTCCTGCTGCATCTGCTTGGCCAGCGGCGAGACATTGATGCTGCGCAGGCTGATCTTGTCGTTGGTGCCGATTTTGTCGGCAAATTCGGCGGCAATATCGGCTTGCCGCGCCATGATTTCCTTGTCGCTCAGCCCCCGGGCCTTGCCCTCCAGCCAGGCGGCAGCCTTAGCGGCTTCAATGAAAGGTTTCGAGATAACTGCACCCAGCCTGTCGCTTTTCTCTATAAGGCTATCCAGGGTGTCGTTGATTTTGTCGAAGGCGTTATCGCTATAGTCTCCCCCCTGCTGGCCAATCAACCGGAAAAACAGCGTGATTGGCCGCAGCATTGTCGATACCAGCGACGCCAATAGCTGAAACATCTTGGCGATTGTGGTAAGACCAGCCGTCACATACTGAATAATTGGCGTAAGTATGGCGTCGGCAAGGTTCCCAACCAGAGCTGTGATGTCGCTACCAATTTGAATGATAGAGGCGCCAACTGATAACACCGGCACCAGTGCGCCGGCAAGCTGCCCCGCCAACACGATGACTGGCTCCAGGCCTTCGCCTATGGATCGCATCATGTCGCCAAAGGTGTCTTTTAATTCCGTCAGCGGCGTCAAAATTGCCTGTAGTGCACGGGCTGACCCACGTTCAAATCCCTGGCCACCACTCGTATTTATTGACTGCATCACATCTTGGAAATTGCTCAGCGTGTTCTCCAGTGATGCCGCTAATACTTTCTGCCCGTCATATAGCTTATTTAGTTTATCCATCAAGTCGTCATAGTATTTGCCTTCTGCTTGCAGGGTGCGGATCCGCTCGCCAGCTCCCTGGCCATACAGCTTCATCGCCAGCTCATCACCAGGTTGAACATTGCCGCTCAGCAGGCTGCTGGCCTCTCCCCGCAACTGATAACCAGGGATGTTGAGCGTCGCCATTGCCGCAGCGATGCGAGTCGAAAGCTTGGTGACATTGCTAAGGTTTTCGCCCTGCTTACCCAATCCAGAGTTGTTCTGGCTGATGATATTAAATGCGTCGTACACCTCACTGGAGGTAGCGCCCGAAATCATCGCCACTTCCTTTTGGATTTCCTTGAATTCGCCTGTGATCCGGCCGCGTAGGGCCCGCATCTGGTTTGAGGTCCCCTCAATGGCTTTGCCGTCCGGGCCGATCACGGCAAAGGCCTGTGACGTGAAGATGCTGGCCTCAGCCACCTGTTTGTTGAATTCGCCCGTCTGCTGAGACAGGGCCTGCAGGGGCCCGGTGATCGAGCCAACGGCCGCGGCCACACCGTTGAAAATTGCCTGCAGGCCCATGGCCGCCAGGCCGATCTGACCCAGGATTGGCAGCGCCACCCCGGCCGCCCGGCTGAGGCCGGCCAGGCCACCGGCCATTTTGGAGATGCCGCCAGAGCCGCCATCGGCGCTCTTGCCCGCCTTGGTGAGCATGTCGGCGAGGCCCTCCCAGGCCGACGCATCTCCCTCCATGCCCCGGCTCACGGCCTCCAGCGTGCTGCGCAGGCCCACCAGCTTCTGTTGGAGGGTGTTCACCTCGCGGGTGGCGTTGCCGGTTTCGGCGTCAAATTTGACCTTGATGCCCTGCTTTTCTAATTGTTCGGTATATCGACGCAGTTTCTCTAGTTCTTTGTCCAGCTCGCTGCGATCGCCATAGAGCCGCAGTACGGCAGCACCGAGATCGACATCCCCACCTGCCAACGAACCATTTGCCTGTTGGTCATTCTGCCGGTTTCATGGTCGAGCGAATGTCCTCCGCCAGCAGGGCGACGATGGCCATGGGCAGACGCCTGGCGCGAATCAGCCCCTCAATGGTGGCGATCACAGCTGGCTTGATGTTGGGCTTGCCACCAGGGAGTGGCGCCAAGAAGGGCAGAAATTCGGTGTGGTCGCTTTTGGCCGTGCCCTGGGATCCAATCGCCAGGACGATCGCCGCCAGCCGGGCCGTGGTGTGGGAGAGGATGTTGGCCTTCTGCTGATCATGCTCATTGAGCCATTCGACCGCCTTAAAGATGTGGCCGACTGGTTGCAAATGGAATTGATCTGCATGAAAGCGGGGATCATGCAGATCAGAACTAGCCAGGCGAAAGTAGATGCTATTCCAATCGGTTGGTTTTCGCTCTAAAAACGCCCGTAGGTTTGCTATTTGTTCGTGGATGGTTTGCTTTCTGGCGCCCCCTGGGGCTTTCCCCCCCCGGCGCCCCCCGCCTCCCCCGCTTCTGCCGGCTGGGGCCCGCCCTTGCCTTCTTGCACCATGAAATTGATGATGGCGGTGCGGAGTTTGCCCGGCAGCGCCCGGGAGTCTGCGTCGCTCCAGCCTTCCCGCAGGGGCAGCCATTCGCCATTCACCTGGGCGGAGCCGCGGCTAAGCACCGCCAGGGTGATCATGCGGGTGTGCTGCTCCTCCTTTGCAGGCAACAAGGGCGCAATGCACCCGAAGCCGCCCGGGGGGCCCCATTTCATGGCCACGGAGATCTTGAGAGCGGCATCGGTTTGAGGGCTGCTCAGCAGGACGAAAGCCTGATCGGCATCCATCCCAGAATTCGGGTGCTCGCCAATGGTTCGAGCAATCTCACTCACCTGCAGCATCAACTGGGCCGATTCCCGTTGCTGCCGGTCATATTCCTCAATCTCTCCACCTAGCAAATCGCTGTATTGCCGCAATCGAATGGGGCCAAATTCAACAAATTGTTCTTCAAATGATGCAAAGACTGCATCCCTTGCCTTGGTCGTCATTCGAGCGTTTTGTAGGGAAGGCTTGCGTTATAGATCTTAAGTCTTTCGCTTGCATTCACGCAGGCTGCTGGCAGCTTTACGGCGCAACGATCGCCCCCGTAGTCCGCCTCCGATGTTACCTGGGCCCATTCATCGCCAAACGATGGCTCAATGATCATCACGGCCACCTCCATGCGGTTGCAGGTCACTTTGCAGTGGATCAAATGGCAGGAGCCGTCCCCTGCCGCAAATAGGGGGTAGAAGCCGGGGTCATTCATCGAGGGCTCCGGCTGGCGATGAGGTTCACGCAGTCCGGAAGGTGGTGGCAAAGCCCAGCAGGGGCTTGCGCACACCGTTGGCCGATGCGTTGTTGGAGGCGTCCACCGACTGCTGGATGGCGCCATCGGCCACCCGCAGCCGCAGGATTGTGGCCGCCGGCAGGGAAGCGGCCGGGGTGATCGTCACCACGTTGTTTGCCAGCGCCACGCCCGCCAAGATCTGGACGCCTGAGGAGGCATTCTCCAGGCGGAAGCCACCGCCACCGGTCGGGGGGAGGGCAAGCTGCGTCAGGGCAGCGGTGCCGTCGCTGGTGTAGGTGACGGTGATCGCGGCCGAAACTGCCACGGAGGATGCGTTGTCCACCGGGGATGTGGCCCAGCGACGGGTGCCCGAGCTCGGCGCCGTCGCTAGCTGGGTGGATTGGATTTCTCCAATTGGCAGAGGGGTTGGGCCGGAAATGTAACGGCCAAATACTGCATCGTTGCGGCTCATCAGATTAAAACTGATTTTGGTAAGGCCCGCGTTGCTGGCATTGGGATCATTGTATCCCCTAAATACGCCGTTAAATCCAGCATAATCATAAACAAAATCACCGCTTGTACCTTGAGCGCGGCCCATTTCCTTGAGAAATTCAATATAAACCTCAAAATCTTTGTCGTAGCGCGACCGTTCAATTATGGCAAAGTCTGCGGAGTAGTCGCCCTGGAATACTGGCGCCGAAGCTGCTGAGACTTGGATGTTGCGCATAAAAAATATCTCACCTGAACCGGTGACTTTTGAGCCTACTGTCACAGAATCTTGCCAGCCATTATCGCCAAATAGGTTGAACTCTTCTTCTCTGTCGTCAATTTGAAAGGAAAGTTTAGTGACACCTGGCATATTGACGTAGCCCTGTCCTGTAGGTAGGGTTGGCAGGGTGATCAAGCCTGCGCTATCCCTGGTTGCATATAAGCGATTGGGCAGGGTTAAGGGAACCACCCGTACCAGACTGCGGGTTGCTTTGTGGATGCTGGCGCCGATTGCAATTTCAGTCATTGTGGGGGGGGTCTAAGTGAGTTGTATTGGTTGAATAGTAACGACATCCGGCAGCTCCACATTCAGCTGCTCGTAGGTGTCGTCGGTGGCAGCACGGGGGCGCCGTTGCGCATCCGGAAAGGCCCGGAGGATCAACAGGTCGATTTCATCCAGGGTTTGGGTCGAGTCGTAACACACAAATGTCAACGACCAGATGCGGTTGGTAATGATCGTGCCGATGCCGCCGAGCGGCTGCCGAACGGGACGGCGCTGCAGAACGGCCTCGATGCCGCGGATCCGCCAATCCGGTGGCACCCGATGCTGACCCTTGCCGCCGCCGGTGATCCAAAAGGCAATCCTGGTCGCCCCAGAGGGCAGGACGTAGACGCCCAGCTGGGCGCCGAAGAGATCCAGCAGCTGCTCTCGGATCTGGCGCAGGTTGGCGCCACGTTCGACCAGCTGGTCGCTCATGCCACATCCTCAGGCTCTTCCCCATCGCCCTGGCGCTGCATGGCCAAAGCATAACGCCGCTCGAAGTACTCCTGGAGGGTGGTCCGGTCATACAGCACCGGCCGGGACCAGGGCCGGGCCGGCATCGTCAGGGCCTGCCCGTTGCTGCCGGTTCGCTTGAAAACCGCACCGTCATGCTCGGCAGCCGCATAAGGAGCTGCCCACTCAAAACGAATCTCTATGCGGCTATCAACCGTTTCGGGCCCGACCACCCGTAGCGATTTGGCGAGGTTGCCGGTGTCCACGATGTCCCGGGGGGAGGGATCGGTGGGCCAGTTCCATTTGTCCTCCCGGATTTCGGCCGTAAAACGCCGGGCCAGGTAGGCCGCAAAATCGGTGAAGGTCTCATCGATGGCACTATTGATCCGCAGGTCGACCATTGGCATCAGCGGCTGCCTCCGACGATGGTGAATTTGCCATGGATCGCTTGGCGGATGGCAGGCAGGGCCACCCGATTGATGCCGATGTCCGGCCGCAGCTCAAAGGTGCCGCTGTAGCCATTGATGGTGGCCTCTGCCTGGGAGCCACTGGTGAGCCGTGGATCCAGGGTGGGGGGCTCCAGCAGCCGGCCCGAGCAGTTGTAGTCGGTCATGTCGATCCCCGGCTGGCCCTTCCAGTCGGGCTGTGCGATACGCAGCGCTGCGGTGTAGGTGAGCGTTTCCGGCCGGGGCACCGGATTGCCCGTCTCCGGGTCGTCCACCGTGGCAAAGCCGCTCACCACAAATGTCAGGACAGCATTGGCGTGGGTGCCGTAGTTTGAGCTCGGCAGCGACGGAATGGACATCAGAAAACCATCCCCAAGACGGGCAGCGTGGAGCGCAGCGCTTCGTATTGCTGGCCGTAGAAGGTGGCGTTCACCCCTGTGCCAGAGATGCCCGTGACGGCCTGGCCGACCATGGCGCCGATCTCGCGGTTGCGCAGATCAAGCAGATGGGCTGCGTAGTAGCCCACACCGCTGTCGTGCAGGTCGCCCCAAATTTCCGCAGCACACAGTTTTCCCGACACCAGCAGGGCATCTTCAATCACCGGCACCGGGTGAATGACCATCTCCGGGAATCTCTCCAGGAATGCCTCCAGGGTCGGGACCGCCATGATCAGCTCTTCCCGTCCTTGAGCTGCCTGAGCTTGTTGGCGATGTTGTTGCGCACCGGCGTGCGCTCTTCCATGGCCAGCCAGCCTTCTAGCTGCTTGGCATCACGCGACACATGCACCAAGCGCAGTGCCGTGGACTGGTCGCACGTTTTGATCACCGTGACGCCAAAGGCGGGTGTGTCGTTAACGGTCGGGCCGCCCAGGTCGATCTCTTCAATCGCCCGCTGACCCAACAGTTCTTGGACGCTGGCGCGCTCCTTGGCTTTTTCCCACAGCCCAGGATCGATGTCGAAATTCAGCCCGGGTTTGAGGATGAGGCGCTCTTCTTGGCCCACCCAACAGACGACAAAGTCGCCAGCGGGGATCGCAGCCGTCTGCGCCTCGATCACCTCAGGGGTGTAGGCGATGGCAAGACGGCGGTGAGCCGCCGCCCCAGCCTCCACTTCAGCGGCTGGGGCGGCGGGAGGCGTAGGGTCCGGCGCCAGGGCGGAAACAACCTCAGGCTTGGCAGAGGCTGAAGCGGGAACAGTTGCAGTAGCAGCCATAAAACGGGAGGCGATTGGGTATGTGAATCAGAATTAAGATGATCAGCCTTTATCGATGTAGGTCACGGACTTGGGGAATGTGATTTGTGTACCGGCGCTTTTGCTTTCGGCAGGGACCTTAAAGGCCAGATTGATGGGCTGAGGAGGTAAAAACTTGGTTGCCATGGAGATCATATACTTTATTTTATCTTCGGAATATTTGTACAAAACCATCCGCCTGGCAGTAAGGTTGCCGCCGGATTTTGACGGTTCCAATTCGTTGATTGGCATTACCCGCTTGATTTGAGGGTTACATTCCAAGAAAAAGTTCAGCACGGTCTTGGAATCGTTAGTCCCCATCTTTGTGGTGGTCACCTTGCGCCAGTCGACATAGGGCATCAGAAGACTGTCAGCGGCCTCAACTTGGTTGGAAACAGTGCCTTGATAGGTAATGCCTTCATTGAGGATGGCAACCATTTGGTCAGGGGTGATATTTGCGGCATCAAACCAGCCGTCGGTGGCGCTGCCGGTGAGCACCAGCCTGTCTACGGCTGGATGGTTGAAGAATCCTTTTAGACCTGTGCCAGGCGCCCCGAAGAGAGCACACCGATTGTGCCGCTCTTCAATTGATTGGGTCGCAGAATCAGCTTTGCGCTGATCAAGCCTAATTCCTGAAAACTGCGCTTTGCGGATTTCATCAGTGGTGTACCTAAACGAAGTGCCAATCTGACGGATTGCGTTAATAACCTCACCTCGCTTAACATCTGAAGTGGGCAGATCATCACCGCTGTCGCTTATAAAGTCCGCCTCGCCAACACGATCCCAAATATCGTACTTATGGGTATCGGCACCCTCCGGAACCTCAAAACTGACCGGCAAGATTTTGGGATAGATAATCTCGGGGTATTCCTTTACGTATGCCCTGGCTTGGACGTATTGCAGCTCCTTTTGCAGAAAGGCTCCAGGGGCTGCCTGGGCATCAAGTCGAGTGGCCATGGTGATGATTGGCGAAGGGTTGGGAAAAGTGATCAGTCGGCAGTGAAACTCAATGCCGCTGGGGTGTTGATTTCCAGAAGCAGGACGGTTCCTACGGCGCCGGCCTTTCGAATTGCCCAGTTACCAGCGGTCAGAAGCAGCGAATTGCCAGCCGATGCTGTCTTGCCCCACTTGCCGGCATTTGGACCGGACTTGAAGTACCGCAGGCTGTCGGTCAGCGCCACGGTTTCAATCACCTCCAGGTAGAGGGGCCCACGGGTAAGAATATTGACGGCGGCACCAATCGGGATGCCATCGGCGTAGGCACCGGAGGGGCCATCGCGTTCGGCAACTGCAGTCCGGGCAGTTAGCCCCAAAATGCTGCCGGCGGCCGTGAGGGGAATACAGCTGTTGTTGAGGAGGCCAGAGCCGTTCAGCCTCACCGGAATGCCAAACGGGATCCGAGCTGCGGTTTCATTGTGCCCAGTGGCTATGGTCGCGTCCCGTAGATCGGCAATTTGGCCGGGGTTGCCCCGATCCATGGTCAGCGGATAGGCAATTTGGGCGCCGTCATCAACGACTGATGCAGTGGGTGTAACGATCAAGGCCATGGTCAATTAGCAAGAGGACAGTTAAGTAATGAGAGGTCAATTGCTGGTCAACGGTTGTCGAGAAACATTCTCAAGCCGTTGTTTAAATATTTCGCGGGGATCGGGTTCAGAATTGCCCGAAGTTTTGCCAAGCAGGAGCTTCAGAGCGGATGAGTGGTCCAGGCGGTTGGGGCTGGTGTTGGCATCGCAGTAGGTGTCGAATGCCGCGGCCACGTATTCGTCGGATTTACTATCGAAGCGCTCGATCGCCACACCCGATTTCTGCATTGCTTCCAGTTGCAGTTGTCGCGTCGATAGGCCGGAATGGTCAATTCGTTCACCGGCCAATTCATTGGCCCGCTCCAGCAGCTCCAGCTTTTCGGTGACCAGCGCATCGAGACAGATCTCGCTGGAATCGAGCCTTTTGTCCAGATCTGCTTCCAGTTCGGCGAGCCGTTCGCTGATCGCATCCATCCGGCCAAGATCCGTCTGGTGTGCTCGCTCGCTGTCAGCCAGCGCGTTCACCACCCGCTCGTATTCCTGCCGTGACACCACGCTGTCACTACGGCGACGCCTGGCCATCGGTTTTTTGGGCTTTCGCATAACTTCGGGTTCCATGCCCTCCTCTTCAGAGGTTTCCTCGGGGTCGCCGTCGGGGTCATCTTCAGGATCCATATCCATCGCCATTTCCTGCATGAGCATGGAGCGTTGCTTGCCATCCGAGCGGCTTTGGCCCGCCAGGGCGGTGGCCAAGGTCGCGGTGGCGCTGGACAGTGCTGCAACAGCCGTGGTCATTTCATGGGCCTCCAAGGGGGGGGGTGATGGCGGAGAGGGTGGTGGATCGATCGAGAATGCGGAATCCATGTGCAGCCGGACCTCAGACCCAGATCGGCCTTCCTTGGTCACCGCCAAATGGTTTCCCACGATGCGTCGCTGGATCGCGTCGTATCGCTCACCTGTGGCCGTAACCCCTGGTGTGCGATCAATCTGAACGCGATAGCCAATCGACAATTCCCTGGCATCGCCGCGTTCAACGGCGGCGATGAGTTCGGCGTCTGTGAGGATGACGACGCCTTTGACAAAACCGTTGTCGTATACGACTTCGGTTCCAGTCGATCCGCGTTGATACTGCCGAGTGTTGGCAGGGGTCAGCAGCTCTGGGGGATGCTCATGGGTGACGGGCAATCCCCCAAGCGAAAGAATTGAATCGCGATGAGCAACCTCTTCTTCCGGGCGATATTCGACCTGGGTGCTGCCGTCTGCTCGCTTGTAGGAGAGACAACCGGTACGGCTGAAGGTTCCATGGACACGCAAGAACCCATCTGGGGTTTTCTCCCAGTTGGGGCTAATGGCGCCACGGTCAAACCTCCATTCCTCGCTCACACCACCCAGTTCGGATGAGATACCAAACTGCGGGTTTCCTTAGCCTGAATCGTGTTTTATTCCGCATCGGCATGTTTGAGGACCGCCCATTTGTGGTCCCTCCTGCCCCGTACGTCCGGCGGGAGATGGGCGGCCGCATCCGAACCGCCCGCCACCGGCGGGGCCTCACCCAGGCCCAGCTGGCTGAATGCGCCGGTGTCGGCCAGCCCTGGATCGCCAAACTTGAGCTGGGCAGGGCCTCGGCATCCCCGGCGCAGATCAGGGTGATCTGCCAGGTGCTGCAGGTATCGGCCGATGCCCTGCTGGCCCTCTAATCGGTGCCGTCTTCTGGATCCTTGGGGTCCAGCTCCAGCATGGTCTTCACTTCGCTGGCGACGTTGTCCCAGTTGATCGGGGCTTTGGTGGCGGGAGATTCGGATTTTTGCTCGGGTTCAGTTTGCCCTGGCTGCTTTCTCGGCTTCTGAGGCGTGTTGCGTGCCAAGGCGGCCATGAAACGATCAATGCGGACACCCCTTGCATCATTACGCTTTGGTGCGTTGGCAAAGTGCTCTGCGCGCACGGCGGCCATCAGCCGATCAAAGGCTGGCGCCATTGCTTCGGACTGCTCAGCAGTCGGCCATAGCAAAGAGTCGGGGGTCTGCGTCAGATAGGTGTTCGCCCGGCCAAGGGCCTGCAGCTTGCGGTCAATGTGGGCTTCAAATGATCGAGCGAACATCTCTGGCCGCGAACGCCAGTAGTCCTCATTGAAAACCATGGCCCTTTTCAGGCCCCTGGACTCCTTATCCACTTGATCCATGAAGCCCGATGTGACATGGGCCTCTTTCACGGCCTTCATCGCGTCGATCACGGGGGATGGGTTTTGGGGATCCTTCTCCCACGGTTTGCCTGAGTTGGTGAGGAAAACGTGGTCCGGGTGGATTCTGTCGCTATTGGGGGCGCTGCTCGCCGCCACCCCGGCCTTCAGCCCCAGGTAGTTGTCCAAAGCGTGGCCCCATTCGTGGGAGAGGGTGCCGATGCCCCGTTTGCGAGTGAGGTTGATCACCTTGAGCTTTGGCTCGAAGTGAGCCAGTGCAGCACCTCGCCCTCTGGCGCCAATGGCCAGGCCCAGAGAACCCTTCAAGCCCATGGCTTCATCAGGCAGGCCGGTCACATCGGCCAGGTCGGCTAGGGCCTCGGCCGCCTTCTTCAGGTGGTGCTTGCGCTCGTCATCGCTAACGCTGTTGCCAAACTGCAGACCTCGGAACCCGGAACCCTGGAGAATGAAATCGGTGCCCTGCTCAATCGTCGAGCCACCGACGTTGCGGCCCCCTTGGCGATTGGCCGGGGCCACGTAGAGATCCGCCGGATTAAAGCGCCGCTTGCCATTGGCGCCGACGGTCCCGAAGGCCTCGTTGACGCTGCTGCCCTCCATGATCCGGGTCGCAATTTCCCTCGCCTTTTCCAAGGTGGTTTTAGCCGACCCAAAGTCGTTGCCCATGGCGGCCTTGAGCCGACGGGAGAAATCTTCCATCTTCCCAGGGACGGAGGTAGTCCCCCGGCGGCCAATGCGCCGCGAAAAATCAATCAGACTGTTGGCTACAGGATTGTATGGGTCTTTTGCTGTTCCGATTGCATAAGACGACGTGTCGCCTGTTTGCTGCCGTAACTCTCGAACCTTATCGTTAATCCATTTTAGAATGACTAAACGATTGGCATTAGGATCGGCATGTTTTTGTAGCGCATGAACCAGCCCATGGAGCTGCTGAAAAGCATCGTGATATTGCTTCCGCAGGCCTTCCGGAGAAACAGCCATGGACTGCATCCCTGGCCGCGCCTGCCGTTCCATTGCCCGCTGGTAACCCGCCAGTTCCTTCTCGCTGTACGGCCGCGCCGGGAACGCCTGGAGCGTGAGGTAACTCTGCAGGCTGCTCAAGCTGTTGGCCGGGGTCATGCCGGTGATCAGGTCATGGGGTGTGGCCTTGAGCAGGTTGTCGCGGGTGAGGTTCTTTTCGGCGGTGCCGGCGGCTTCCTCCGCCGCCAACCCCGAGAACATGTTTCGCCGATGGCGGGCCGATAGGGCCAGGTCTTCCCCGGCGTTCGGGACCTCGGATTTTCGGGCGAATTCATAGTCACCAGACTCAACCGCTCCGGTGGTTCCCTCCCGGGGGTCGGCAGGTGCTGTTGGGCGTCCTCCCTTCCGCCCTGCTGCCGGCTTGTCAGCTGGAGCTTCCTGGCCTTCCTGGCTTTCGCCTGTCTCCCCTTTGCGGCACTGCTTGGCCGCCGAGATGTGGGACTCCCCGCAGGGCTTGCCGGCTTTGCTGTTGGCGGTCGCCGCGGCCTTGGCGGCCCGGCCTACCGCTGATGGCTTGCGGCCCCCTTGACCGGTGGTGCCGCCCAGGGGGAGTTCTGCTTGCGCTCCGCCACCGGTGAGCAGATCCAGCTGGCCGGGGGCCGATCGGGCACGGGCACGGGCATCAAGCCGGGCGGCCAGGGCATCAAGTCGGGTTTGGAGCAGCGCCAGGCGGCCGTCGGTTGACATTGCTTATTTCCCCTTTGGCAGTGCCCGTCGAGTGGCCCCTGGCATTGCACCTGGCGAGGGATCATCCAGGTCCAACGTCCTGCGGCGCAGCTCAAAGATCTGTTTCCCCAACTTTGCCATCCGCTCGTCAGACGCTTTCATCGTCTCAGTCAGCTGTCGCATGCGCTGGGACAGCTTCATCGGCGTGCCACTGCCTGCCGTTTGAGTTTGCTGACTCTGCTGCTGTCGCTGGGCTTGTGCTTCCTGCAGTTGGCCGAACTCTTGTATGTAGGCCTGTTGGGCGGCAGCTTTGGTCATTCCCTTCCATTTGCCTTTGCGCTCCAGGCTCCATTCGGATTCGAACAGCTGGTTGGCCAGCATCGACATCTGCCGAACGTCTGCCGCCTTCATCTGCTGGATTGCCTGGCGCATGGCAGCGGCCAGCGGGGTTTTGCTGGCCGTTGGGCTTGCTGGTGTTTCCTGGCGAGGGGGGATCTTGAACAACGGCGCGGCGTTCGGCTTGGCATCAACAAACCGGCTGCCGTCATCACTTTCACCGGCGTAGACCATGGCCCCATTGCCGGCCCCTGCACCTCCTTTGTGGCAGGTGAGAGCTGCAGAGATGTGACCATCCCCGCAGGGCTTGCCGGCTTTGCTATTGCCGGTCGCCGCGGCCTTGGCGGCCCGGCCTACCGCCGCTGGCTTGCGGCCCGCCTGGCTGGTGGTGTTGCCACGCTGCATGCCCAGATCGAGTTGGGCACCACCGGCCATCAAGGGCAATTGGCCCGGGGTGGTTCGGGCGCGAGCATCCAGGCGGATGATCCGGCTGATGAGGCTGTCGAACATGCTGGCCGTGGGTGCCTCGTTGGCGATGTGCTTCGGTTTGCGCAAGCCGGCCCGTTCCAGCTCCAGCTGCATGGCGGCGATCACCTGCTCCTCCAGCTCCTTCGTCACTAGGGCGGCCGGGTCGCCCTTCATCATGCGGTTGGCGGCGCTGTTGAGGGCGGTGGCGATCGGGCCGGCCTTGTCCTTCAGCTCCTTGAACACCCTCAGCACCTGATCGGCCTCGGCGGCAACTCCGGCGCTTTCTCGTTGGTTGATCTTGTTGCCGGCCTTCTGCTGGAGGGCCTCGGCCGCGCGGCTTTTGCTGACGGTGGCAAAGAGCGATTTTTCCCGGGCCAGCTTGCGCCGCAGGTTGTTGGCAAGCTCCGCCCGGGCCAGGCCGTTGTCTACCGTTTCTTGCCCCCCGAAGAGGTCAAGGGCCCCTTGCTTGCTGGCCTCGCTGACGGCCAAGTTTTCGACGTACTCCGCCAGGGTGCCATCGGAGATGTTTTTGCGCTGCCGCAACAGCTTGCCGATTTCGGCCTGTTTGGCCTTGCTCAGCCCTGAATTGCCGATGATCGCGCCACGGGCGATTGAAAGCTCGTTGTCAATGACCGCACGGAACATCGACTCGGGCAGCCGGGCCAGCCCCAGGCCCTGGGCGGCCTTGCCGGATTGGAGGGGGAGGCCGGCGCGTTCAACGGCCGCCTGATCGGTGATGCCGGAATCCCGGAAGAATTTCGCTGCATCGATGCCGCTGCCCTGGCCCTGGGCGATGTTCTGCAGGGCCCCGATCGCCCGGGCCTCGTTGGCATTGGCGGCCTTGAGGTACCGGATCGTCACGGACTCTGCCGCCATCCGTTTGGCCAATGCGAGGCGGTTGTGCCCGTTCACGACATAGGTCTTGCCATCGGCCGGGTCCTGCCACACCGAGATCACCCCGGCGAGGTTGTCGTCCCATTTTTTGATGCCGGCAAGGGAGCCAACCTCTCCGCTGGCAGATGAGTTGAGCTTGAACTGGAAGCGCTTGGGATCCACCGCGATGGAGTCCGGCGCCACGACCGCCACGGTCCCTGCCAGACCCCCTGGGCCGGGGCCCCCCAGGCCGGCCCCCCCCAGGCCGGGGCCGGGCGCCGCGGCCGTTGCTGCGGGCACCTTGCCGCTGCGGACCATCTGGGCAACCGCCGGATCTTGCAGCATTGCGCGCAACCGCTCCACTTGCCGGCCCTCCAACAGGCCTTTGGCCTTTTGATTGCGCCCTGCCTGCACGGCCGCCTGCACCTTCCCGGCATTTGGGTCGCCCTGCCTGACTAGCTCCTGCAGCCGCCGCAACCGCTCCTTGCCGATGGCGCTGGCGGCCCTGATGACGCACTCCTTGTTCACTGAGATGCAGGAGGCCCCGCAGCCATAGCCGGTGGTGCACCGCCGCTTGCTGGCGCTCTTGCCTTTGGTTCGGGTGTCACGGAAATCGAGGCGGTGGCCCCGGGCCGCCAGAAATCCTTCAGACCTCGCCGCCCAGGTTGCATCAGTCTCGCCATCCCAGGCTGGGCGGAACCGCACGGCTTCGCCATCGACGCGAAACTGGTAAACCAGCCCAGATGCCGCCACTCGCCCGGTGAGGCTTTGTCCCGGGGGGGCGTGCTGCCGGTCCCAGCTCAAAACGGCTGCCCCAGGCAGCGATGCGGCCAGCACCGCCGTCAGTGGCGCCGTGATCGGATCAATCGCCGCCATGGCGGCAGTCGCACCGTCCAGTCGCGCCATGCGGGTTTCGAGCCGCCTGAATCCAGGATGCCCCCTGGGCACCGTTTTGCGTGCTGTGCCCCGCTTGGCGTCAGCGCGTCCAGCTGAATTGTCACTAACGGGCGAATAAGTAACGTTATCGCCTTGAATTTTGTAGTTGTAGACCAATTGGCCAGCACGAAAGGTGCCAGTAGTTTCACCAGTGGCGACAGATGTATTGAGAGTCAGCAGATGCACGCTGTCGTGAATCAGCTCGTCAATGATTGATTTAACGAGCGACGCTGTTTCCTGCCTGACATCCACTGTTGTTTCTCTTGGTGTCAATGAACCTTGATTAACATGTTACGGATTTTTCTTGTCAGGCTTTGCCTCCTTTGCTTGATGTGACTGGGTTTGTGGAGGATTTGCCTCGTCAGGATCTTGCCCCGGATCTTGCTCCGGATTTGGCACTGGAGCAATCTCATCGGTTGTAACACCACTTTGGGTGGGCTCAATGCGAAGGCGTTCTCCCTCTTCTAACAACACGGCCGCCAGACCATCGCTATCAATGTCTGCTTGCTGGGCCGCTTGATTGGCAAATGCCAATGCGGTTCTGACCTGATGAATCCCGTTTGCGTGAACCCAAGTGGCGAGTGCGTTCAGGGCAAATTGTTCTTCGATCATGCGAATCAGTTGGTGTCTGGTCAAGCTAAGGCGATCGGCCAGGGCACGGCTGCCGCCAGCGGCAGGGCGCGCCCTTCCATGCCATCCAAGATCCTGTATGCTTGACAAGTCCAGACCGATTACTGATCGGACCCATGACTCAACCCAACACCGCTTTGGCTGAGAGCCGGCGGCTGCCTCCTTGCAAAACCAGCGAAAATCCTGAATCACTCCAAAGTGAAAAGTTTCGCCAGCCGGCCAAAAGGCGCCGATCCGAAAGGCGCAAATCCGAGGGAATCGATTCCTTTGTGGCGTCTTTTTTGATGATTGGAAACCACCTAATTTCTTGGGTTTTGTTGGTAGGCGGTGCCATCCTGTTTCCACACATCATGCAGATGCGGGACGCCGTTGAGATCTTGCAGTATCAGCGAGGTGTCGCCCCGAGTGTCGCCCCGACTTTGCGCCAGGACTGAGTTTTATGGAAAGCTATTTGGTGCGCTTGGTGACGCCAGAAGGGGTTATGCCTCATTACTTGGCCTGGAATCGATTTGACCCAGGCTTTTGGCAACTGTGCAACCGGCCGTATCAGTTGACTCGGCTGGATGCCGAGCGATTGCGGGCTCACGCAGCTCAAGCCCTGGGCGCCCTCGTTCAAGTGGTGGGTGTCTCAGGCTGATTTTTTCTCCTTTCCCATGGCGCCAAGGGAAGCCTTGGTGCCCTTATTTTTGTGAACCAATGCTAATCCAACTGCATACAAAGAACGGCTACATTATTGAGTTCGAATGCGATCTAACTGACGCCGAAGCGCGCAAGATCGTGATTGACGCCGATCGCGCCAATCAAAACGTTGGGGACTTTGCCCTGCAGCTGGCCACACAGCGACGAGGCCTGAGCCTAGCCCAGTCGGGCTGGCTTCGCTATCTGGCCATGGAAATTAGTGGCCGGTTACGGCCTCAGATACTGGCTGGGCCCTGGGCCTGGTTGTTGTCGCAGCCAACTTACGAAACCGAGCAGATTCGCATCATCACACCGCCGCCCATTGATGTGGATCCTGGCCAAACAGCTGAGTTAGACCCGGTTTGTCGCTGGGTTTTTGTCAAACGTCGTTGGGCACTTGCCGTTAATGTTACTTCCGAGCCCCAACCCGCAGAATTCGGATCCCTTCTGGAGCAAGCCCCAAATGATGCAAACAAATGGTTTTATGTAGGGTTAGTTGATAGCCTTGGTGGTTTTTATTTTTCGAAAAAGCTAACCCAGATCATCAGCGGCAAGGGTCGCCAGTCCATGGCTGTTATGTTCCCCACAGAAGAACGACAATTACAAGATGAGGCCAAGTGGTTGCAGTGGCGAACCCATCAGTTGTTGGAGGCACTAAAGCGGCATTCCTGACTTTATTTTTTGCTCTTCTTGTCTGATTCACAATGGCACTACAGCAACCAACCCGCCGCCAGCACGATGTCGCCATGGCAATCCTCAAACACCAGAATCTCCACGGGCAGTCTCCAACCCTAAAAGAGCTCGCGCAAGCTCTTGAAATTCCCACCGTGAGTAGCATTCACCAGCATTTGACCCAGCTGAAGGCAAAGGGCTGGGTGACGTGGCAACCCCATGGACACCGATCGCTGCAATTCACAGGAGAAGGTGCGGAAGAAGCCGCTAGAGACATGGCCAACAGTTGTTCTTGAGCCTATAAAAATGAAACCATGTTGCGAATGATTGACACCTTCAGCGGCATCGGCGGCTTCAGCCTTGCTGCTCGCTGGCTGGGTGGCATTCAAACCGTGCAGTTTGTGGAGTGCGACCCGTTTTGCCAGCGCATCCTTGCCAAACACTGGCCCACCGTCCCAATTCACGATGACATCTGCACCTTCCAACCAGAACCCGGATCAGCTGACATTGTTTGCGGTGGATTCCCCTGCCAGGACATCAGCCTAGCCGGAAAGGGTGCCGGCCTGGCTGGCAGCCGATCGGGCCTGTTCTACGAGCTGCTCAGAGTCATTCGCCTGGTACAACCGCGATACATCGTCTTGGAAAACGTCGCAGCGATCACTTACCGAGGAATGGACGACGTTCTCGGATCGCTGGCCGAGGCAGGGTATGACGCGGAATGGGCTTGCATACCGGCAGCGGCTGTGGGTGCTTGCCATCAGCGGGATCGATGGTGGTGCGTTGCGGTCGCCAACAGCTCAGGACACGAGGAGACGCGGCAAAAACAGCAGCCAACATTGCAAGCTGCCCTTGAAGACAAGGGCATTTGACGGGCACTTGACGGGTACTTGATCAAACTGATCTCAAAATCGCCTCGTAGGCCGCCCTGGCCTGTTGGTCCAGCCATCCTCGCCGCGGGCACCACACCGGGTCACCAGCTGGCCAATCGCGCGCGGCCTGGTTCAGTGGGTCATCTGGGCTCAAGGCGTTCCTCGCCACGCTTTGCGGCAGGCCTTTCCGCTCCATCAGGGGGTAGTCAGCAGACTTGCCCCGCATGTCCCCGGGCCCACCGACCGGCCGGGGCACCGCATCGGCGCCGGCGGCCGCCCGGAAATAGGCCATGGTGGCCGCCGCATGGGCCTGGAACTCGGCCTCCCAGGTCTGCTCCGGCGATTTCGCCATGCTGTTCTGGATCACCAGCGATTCCAAGGTAATCGGGCTCTCGCCGCAGCGGCAGTTCGGATGGATCGGGGTTTTCACCCCACCAATCCAGTAGATGCAACCGGATCGGGGCGCACAGAACTCGCAGGTGCGGTCATCAAGCGTCGCCAGGTACTGCACAAAGCCAACCCGCAGCCGGCGGTAGATCCGCTCTTGGGCCTCGCCAGATGCCATCAAGGTTTCGGTGCGGGCGATCGTTTCCGCCCGGTTTTTGAAGGCCTCGTTGATGGTTGGGATTCTCTCCCGCAGCTTGGCCTTCAGCGCCCGGGGATCGGGGCCCTGGGCCATCTGGCGCGCCGTCTCAAACGACACCGACTCCCCCCATTCAGCCCACCACTTGGCGTAGTAACCCTTTGACGCCCTGACGTGCTCATCGGAGGCCGCATCACGCTCTTTGGCGTAGTTCTCGGACAGGCTCTTGAAATCGCGTTCCGCCGCGATCACCGCACCGCTGAGATCGAAGAGCCGGCTCAGCCGTTGCCCACCCTGGTACCCCCGATCTGGCGCCGATGGCATGTCAATCGGTGCGGGGCCCTGCTGGCCGGGCAACAGCGGCGGGCCGTCGCCCGGCCCCTGGCCCTGGCCCTGGCCTGGCAGCCGCTCGATCTGCCCCTCAGGGGAGAGCGCCGCCAGGGAGGGCTCGAGTTCTGCCCCGGTGATCTGGAGGGCATATTCGCTGCCCAGTCCCTGGGCCCGATCGAACAGGGCTTTCAGTTCGCTCTCCAGCCGCTCCATCTGCCGGGGGGAGAGCTGCATCGAGTCGATGATCTGGCGGAGATCTTGGAGCAGCTGCCCCTGCAGGATCAGCTGGGCTTGATTCTTCAAAACCGGATTGATGGATACCTGCCCCTCGGGGGTGGATCCCAAAAACGCCCCTGGGGTGGTCTTTGGGTCATAGGCGGGTTGGGCGGCGATGCCATTGAGCTGCGCAAAAATGCGTGCGACCGTTTTCCGCAGGGCCCCCTCGAAGACGCGACCGATCCGCCCGATCGCTTCATCCTCCAGGCCCCGCAGTTCGTCGCTTAGCCGCTGCTGGAGCTCCAGCCGACGGTCAATGCTCATGGCTCATAGCTGTCGCATCGGACCCCCATCGCCACCATGTCAGTGCCATCGAGGCGGCGCACCCGGGCACCCGGGCCGGCGGCGGCCACCACCATGGCCTGGTCTTTCACTCCCACCACGGCGGTCCATTGGCCGGCTGGGCTCAGCACCTCCCATAGCCCGGTGGAGTCAAAGCCCACTGCCGCTTCCAGAGCCAGGGCCTGCCCGTAGGGTCCGACCAGGGTGGCGCTGCCATCGCTGCGGACGTCAACTGGCACGCCGGCCACCACCCGCCGACCGGTCACCCGGCTGCCGTCCGCCCGTACCCCGGGCCGCCGGCCGCAGCCCTTGCGGCGCTCGTCCTGCGCGATGGCCCTGGCGATGGCCTCGGCGGCCGCCGCTTGCTGGCCCTCCAGCTGGTCATCGGCCTGCTGCTGGCCGTCGACGGCGCCGTCGTTGCAGGTGGCGGGCTTCCCTTTGGCGGTGGCGGCGTCGCAGGGGCTGCAGCAACCGTCGTCGCGTTCGTCCCCGCTGTCCCCCCGGGGGGACAGCTGCTGGCCCTGGCCCTGGCCCTGGCCAATGGCCTCATTGGGCAGAGTGCCCAGGTCACCACCAAAGGTGGGTGGTGGCAGGTTTTGGGGATCCTGTTTGATCGCGCCATTCTTCTCGCGGTCCAGCAGGGTGGTTTCGATCGAGAACTTGGCCCCGCCAAAACGCGCCACGGCCACTTCGTTGGGCTGCAACACACCTGCGTTGAGGTACTGGCTGTCGGCCGAGGCCACCTTGCCCCGTAGCTCGGCCTCTTCCAGGTCGGAAAGGGTGATGGTGCTGTGAAAATCAATCTGCCAATCCTCCGGCAATTCCATTGCTGCCCGATCGGTTGAGCAGGCGGCCAGGGTTTTGTAGTACTGGCGCAGCGCCCGATCCAGGTGGTCCTCCTGGAGCATGTGCACCTCCTGCGCAAAATCCGACTTCTCGGACTGCCCAGTGGCCCCCAACCCCGATGGGGAGCTGCCCCAAAGCTTGGTATGGGGGATCCGGCTTGCCCCCTGCACCTCATCCTTGAGTCTTTCGATGATCGAATCGACCCCGGCGGCCGAACGGGTCAGAAACATGGCGTCCTCGCCATCAGCGTCCAGGGCAATCCCGCCGATCACTGAACGCATCAGCGCGTTCAGTGCCAACCGATTGGCCACAAAGTCGCCTTTCCCTTGCTCCACCATTGCTTTTAAACCCTTGATTTTTTGCACATAAAGGCTGAAATCGTTAAGGATATTGGCGGCTGCTGCTTGGCCTGTTTCATAGCGCTTAAATACATTCCAAACGGACTGCAATACGGATATGCCCCACCACTTAAAGTGACTTTTGTAGCTGTACGGAGCAGCGTCCCCTTCAAAACGCAGCAGCCTGGAGCGATGGATAGGCACATGCAGTATTTGATCTTCCATCCCAATACGCCGCAAATCTTCATCTCGATTGATTTGCATTTGATAAAGGTCAGGTTCGCCTACACCGCTCCAGCCCGCTGCCGGCCAAATCCGTTGGCAATCCATGGCATGCAGCCCCTTGATGGCCCGTAGCCTCTTGAGGTTGACAGGCTCATTGATGGGAGTGTTGTCATCAAGGATCATGATTATCGCCGCGCCGCCATGAAGGCGAGACTGCTTCATGGCTTCCTTGACATGAGTGCGGATCCCCATGTTTTCGCCAGTCGCAACCAGCCGATCAAACCGCTTCTTCTCAGCATTGGTGGTTTCCGGGCCCAGGGTCAGGGCCCAGCCCGCCCTGGTGCACTCCTGCGGGATGGTGTCCACGATGCGCCGGCAGAGCCAGTTGTTTATGTATAAAGCGTCCAGGTCAGCGGGTTGCAGAATTTCCGGCGCTGCAACACCGGTGTATCGCTCCTTGTCCTGACTGGTGCCCATTCTGGTCAGGGTGTTAACCAATACCCCGTCAAACCGTTCCTCAAAAGCGATTTTGTCGGTATCCAAAATCCCTGCTCTTTTACGAAAGGCGCTCGATCAGGTTAAGGCCGCCCGTCCGTTCTCCTGAATGCCAGGGCGCTTCATCGCCAATGCTGGATGCAATGGACTGTAAGCTTGCGGCGAACATCGGCGATGCGGGGCCATGGCCAGCAGGTCAGGCGAGAGATCATCAATGGTCGGTGCCATGCTGGCCGATTTCGGCCGGTATCCGATCCCAAACAAGACCGAGCAGCTGCTCATGGGCCAGCAGGTTCGAGCGTGGCTGGATTGGCCTGGCGGCCCTGACGCGGCGCCGGGGGGAATACGGCGAGCAGGCAAGCGGGCACGAGACCGATTGGTGACAGGAAACATGCGGATGTGCGTCACCATCGCCAAAAAGTACAGCCGGATGGGCCTCCCCCTTGAGGATCTGATCCAGGAGGGGGCAATTGGCTTGCAGCGCGGGGTCGAGATGTTCGATCCAACCAAGGGTTATACCCTAGGCACTTATGCCTATTGGTGGGTGCGACAGGCGATGTATCGCGCCCTGGCGGAAACTGCGGATACGATTCGCATCCCGACCAATGTGCTGGAGGTGCTGTACAGTGTCGAGCGCCATATCGCATCCAGTCCAAATCGGCTTACGGATGCTGAGTTGCTGGAGATTTCAGGGCTAAAAAGTATGGAACAGTTGGAACGCATTCGGATAGGGGCTCGCGCTAAAAGATGCGGCAGCACATCAGTCCTGTTGCCTGATGAGAAGCACTGCCTAGAAGAGGTCTTGCCATGCCCCAAAAGCCGCGTCGATATTGAGGAAGATCGGCTGGAAAATGCTCTTCAGCTTGAGAGGCTGGCGGCAATGCTCCCGTTTCTATCAAATGAAGAAACCGAAATAATTGAGCTGTTGTATCTAAATGAATTGCCTAAAACAGAAATCGCCAGGATGCTTGATACAACTGCTGATCGGGTTTCCAACATTGTCAACAAGGCAATGGGCAAGCTGCGTCGCCTGGCCTTGACCGACGATGGTGAGCAAGTCATTCAGGAATCATTGTTTTAGCAGCTATACGCCGATTGGTCTTATATCGCGAACAATGGCATCATATCGTTCACCCTCTGCTGTCACCCCTGGCGCGTGTTCAATTTGGGCCTTATAAAAGAGGGAAGATTCTATGATGTCGCCGGGGTTTATGGCCCCAATGGCATCTTTGTCCGTGACTGTGACTGTGACTAAGAATCCTGGATCGTGCATGGCTTTACGTTTTGAATGCGTGCCATCGCTCGCCTTTGCAGCCGGCGCCTCTCACCGTCATAGCGCAGGTAGCAGGGTGCGCATAGGGCCACCAGGTTCTCGGGCCGGCAGTCGTGCTCGATGTGGTTGATGTGAGCGATCGTGAGTGTCAGCCGGTGGGTGACAAACGGCTCCCCGGGGCGCCGGCACTGGGTTTTGCAGCCTTCGCAGGCCCAGTCCGATTGGCGCTTCACATTGAGGGCGATCTCTTTCCAGTCGTCTGGGTATTTGCTCCAATCCACTGCTGCCATGGCGTCCTAGCCGCCTGATTGAGGTTTGGCCTTGGCCGCTGGCACCCAGCCCCACCACCCCAGCCACTGGCGCAGGGCGTCGCCGTGGGGGGTGCCGGCGGCCAACTTGGCCGCTTTGAGCACCTCGGCGGGACCATCGACAAACCGGCTGCCGCCATGATCGAGCACCACCCATTTGCCTTCTGTTGTGCGGGCCGCCATGAATGAGTCCGCACCGGCAAACGCCACAGGCCGCCCTTCGGGGGGCACTTCGATGTTCAACGCTTTGATCACTGCAGCCACCGTGGGATCAAAAGCGATGGCCGCAAACTGGCGCCAATTCGTGCTCATTTAGTATTGATGGGCAAGTTCATCTAGTATCTCACTGGGCAGCTGTCTTGAGAATTGCTCATTTATTTGCTGCAGAAAGGCTCTTTTAGCTCCATACACTTTACAACCATTTAGGCGCAAGATATTTAGCGCTGCACAGCGCTCGCTGTCAAACAGGACAGCATGGTCCACAACCACCTCTGAGTAGTTGAATCTGCGTCCCCTTGTGTTGCGTACATTCAGCCATGACAATGGGCGCACCTCCAGGTCATCACGCCCCAACTTTGCTGCTAATGCCTTTGGGTAGAACAAGTTGCTGTTTAGCCACACAAAAACCGCGCCGAGTGGGGCAGCACTCATTTTGCGGTGGTTCTGCCAGTTTGTCGGTCTGTCATCCTTTTGCTTTGGCCTAAAGCTGGTCAATTGCTCCCCAATCCTAACAAGCAACTTTTGATTTAGCTGCACTCAGCCGTAGCAGTCTGTTTTCGATTGCTTCAATGCTGTCACCACGGGATTTTTGCTCTTCATCAGCTGATTGGAGTATGCGCTTGGCCGCGTAGACGCTGTTCTCGGTGTTCATGCGCTGCCACGCGCTGTTGCTGGGGCTCCAGCGCCAGCCAGAGCCTTTCAACTGGCTGCGGATGGCATCGGATGGCTTGCCATTGTGGAACCGGATCCGGACCCGGTTGTTGTCGAAATCACGCTCGATCTCACCGCTTTTGTAGTCCGCTGCTGCTGCACCGGCTTTTGCTGAGGCGGCTTTGGCGGTTGTTGCCAGCCGTTGTTGCCGGGCCGTCTCCTCCAGGTTCCAGACCGAATGCCTGGGGGTGAACAATGGCTTGCGCAGCGTGTCCTGTTGGTCTCTTAGGTGGTCGAGAAGGTCACGCACTAGCTCCACCTGGCCGTTTTTGGCCAAGCGGCTTATTTTGCCCGAAATCGAGGCCGCCGCTGACGACCGGTCGTAAAACGTGCGCCCCGATTCCGCTTCCCTTGTCCAGGTGATGCTTCTATTGATGCTGCGGGTGACCATGGCCAGCTCCTGGGCGTGGGCGGCCTCTGGAGTGCGGCCACGCTGCAGCTTGCGATAGATGCTGCTTTGGGCCCTGGTGGTGAAATCCTCCAGCTCGCGCCGTCTCACATCTTCAGCACGGCTTGCCTTCTCCATGCGCCGCACCGGGAAATTGCTGGGCCCGGCGATCATTGGGCTCAAAATCCGGCTTTTTGCGCCCAGCCAGGCGGTATAGCGCTTGGTGTAGCCATCCTTGTATGCCTTCATCTCGGCGTCCAAGATCGCTCTTTGCTCCGGTGACTCAGCCGACTCCTGCAGTCGTGCGTAGAGGCTGTTTAGATGAGCGGCGTAATCCTTTTGGTCTGATCTGGCTCGTTTCTCCGGGTCAAAGGAAGTGCCTCGGTGGGCATTCAGGGCAAGCTCGTAGCTGAGGTCTGCTGGGCTGGCGTAGCTGGTGGCAGCACCGCTGCCTGGAGAGGCCTCGGCGCTGGTGTTGCCCTGGGCCGCCTCCCCTGCTGTTGGCGTGGCTGGAGCGGAGGCAGGCCCCTTGGGTGGTGTTTGGGCGTCTGGTGTCGCTGCACTGCCTGATTTGTGGCAGGTGAGGTCCGCAGAGATGTGACCATCCCCGCAAGGCTTGCCCTCTCGTGCGGTTGCGCCGCGGGCCGCCCGGCCCACCGCAGGTGGCTTCTGGCTGTTCCGGCCGCTGTTGGGAGCCTGGCCAGGCATCGTCATGTCAATTTGGGCGCCACCGCCGAACAGATCCAGTTGGCCAGGCGCTCGTGCCTTGCGGGCACCTAGGCGAGCATCGATGCGGTCCAGTTGGGCCTCAATTGCACCAAAGACCCGCTGCATTGGCCGCTTTGCCCATCATTGTTATTGGCATTATGAGTGGAAGGAGCCGGGGCCAAGCCATTGGCAGCGGGCACTCTTCCAGTTGATTTGCTATTAAATGGGTAACATGACGAACATGTCTGCTTGACGAGTGGCAGGAGCAGCAGAAAAAAAAACTGCCGGAGCCAAAAAGCCCAGGAAAAAAGCAACGCGATTAGAGAAACTATTCCGTGTGCGGGAGCTACAAACCCTTTGTATTAACGGCTATTCCGCCCTTGACCTAGAGGGCCATTGCATCCAGAAATGGGGGCTGAGCCTGCCAAATGCTCGCCTTTATATCAATGAAGCGATTGGCGGTATGGTCGAGTCGCTGACAGAAACCGATAAGAGGCGAATAGCCTTGATTATTTTTCATCGCTATGAGAATTCTTACAAGCTGGCGAGAACGCTGAAAAATCCTGGCGCAATGATCCAGGCGTGCGACTCGATGGCTCGCTATTTCATGGAAAAGGCGCCTGATGCCGACATTGTGGCCAACCAGGCAACCAGGGAAGCTGCGGCCCATGATCCTCGCGAGGATTTTGAGTAAGGCATGGTTCAGATAATTGTAAAGCCACCTTCAATAGTTGATTGGTATTCACCCATTCCAGTGCTTGGCACGTCTGAAAAGGCCGCCGCCCCATGGGACACGCTTCCTCCTGCCTGGCCAGACTTCGCAGAACAGACGTTAATCGCTTCAAGTGGCAAGTACATGCCATTTGTGCCTTACTTATATCAACGTGATTTAATCAAAGTAATTCGCAGGGTGAAAAATGTTTATGTGCTGAAAAGCCGTCAGGTAGGTGCATCTGAAACGATCATTTCGTACAAGCTCTGTCAATCCATTCGTAAAACGGCATGGACAGGTGTCGTTTTTTCGAAAACCGGCGAAGACGCCAGCGAGCTGGCCGCTCGAATCAAGGGCCAGGCCAGCAGCCTGCGGGAACGCTGCCCCAAGTTCGCAAAGGATTCAATGCGGAAGCTGGTTTTCAACGGCTTCGGCAGCCTGCATTTTCTGCCGCCCACCGAACGGGCTGCCCGGGGCATCCCCTCGGCGTCGATGTTGCTGTTCGATGAAGCGGCCTTCATCGAAAAACTCAAAGGGATTGAGCAGGGCGCCCTTCCGACCACCAGCATGCTGGGTGACGCGGCGCGGCACGTGTGGGTCACAACCCCCAAGGGCCGATCAGGCGCGTTTTCTGATCACTGGCACGAAGATCACGGCGAAGTGGTTGTCGATCCCACGCCGATGGGGGCCAATGGCCTCCCGCGGCTGCAAATCAGCCCGGACAACCAGTACGCCAAGATTTGCATTCATTACTCCCAGCATCCGGTTTACAACCAGGATCCAGAGTGGCCTGAAAAACATAGACGCGCGCTACAAATCACCAAGGCTCAGTGGCAAAGTGAATTCGAGCTTGATTTTACCGCCAGCGACTCTGAGGTTTACTCCCACGATCTGATCAAGCTGGCCGAGTCTCGCGGTGGCTGGGAATCGCCCTATCGGCAGAACGTCTACGTGCTGGGTATTGATCCCAATGGCGGCGGCGGCGACGGCTTCTGCGGCATCGTCCTCGATGTCACCCGCAGCCCGTGGCGGGTGGTGGCCGGATTCAACGTGAGCGGCCAAAGCCGGGACTACGGCCTGCGGCGTTGCGCCCGGCTCATCGACGAATATGCGCCGGTGCTGGTGGCGGTTGAAAACAATGGTGTTGGCGCAGCGGTTGCTGAAGCTCTTTGCTTGCTGCGCCCATCAATTGAAATCACCGAAATCCATACTGGCGGGCCCTCAAAATTGCTGATGACCGATCGGATCGTGCTGTTGTTGGAGCAGGAGGAGCTGGTCATCCCCAAGGGCCCATTCCCGGCCGGAGAAGAGCGCGAGGGCCTGGGCCATCAGCTGCGGAACTTCCGCCAGGACGAAAAAGGCGGGCGCGCCGCCGCCCCAGGCCACCACGATGATGCCGTGATGGCCCTGGCCATGGCGTGCCAAGCTGGGGCGGCGGCGCGGCCGATGGACAGCACCTGGATCACGATGCTTTGAAGCCCCAGGGCCGGCGCTGGCGCGGGCCCGAGCGATCGGATGGAGGATAGCTGGGCTTGGGGTTGTAGCTGCTTCCACCGCTTTCAATGGACTCAATGACTCCTACTTGGTAGGGCTGTGGTTGCCTTGGTTCACCCAGCACTTGTTGAATCTCCGCCGCCTCCATCCCACCAGCTGCCAGGAAGTCTGCAACTGGGAAGCTGATGGGTCCAGGGGTCGAGAGAAACACATACGGGGTGGCAACGGCCAGGGCCATTACCGCATTGTCCTTCGAACCGTCTTCTGTGCCCGGGTCAATGCCAAGGACCAAGCTGGGCGCCTTCGGACGCAACAGCCAGAACAGTGGCTCAGCCCGAAGGCGCCTCATTACGGCCCTGGTGGCCATTCCGGCCACATAAAAGGCAGCCGTTGCTGCGATTACCCAGCTGAGGTGCCCCTCCTTGTAGGACAGCTTGAGGCTTTTGCCCCAATCAGCTCTCATGATGCCTGCCAGCGTTGTCATGATTTTGGTGGGCCCTGCCGGATGAAGAGCGTCGGTGGGCCAACGATGTCAGCATACAGGATCTTGTATGGGTAGTAAGATCTGCAAGCCCACCTATCGCCATCGCCCTTCCGATTGCATCCCATGAGATTTAACCGCAGTAGGAGCCATCCCCAGGGGTTCGGGGCTACCAACCCCGCCCAGCTGGAGCTGCTGGGCCCGATGATTGCGGCCGCCGATGACCTGAGCCTGCCGGCCTGGCTGAAGCGGGCCGGCTGGTTCACTGCCACCAATCCCGAGCTGCTGAAGTTGCAGGCCCTTGCCGTTGCTCAGCACGGCGCCCTTCCCCAGGCCCTGGGGGTCAGTCCTGGAGAAACGGCAATCGACACTTTCTTGCCAGCACCACCCGAAGAATCCAAACCATGACACTCCCTCTCCGCAATCTCTTGATCGTCGACGTCGAGACGACGGGCATCGACTTCGAAGAAAACGCTCCGATTGAGATTGGGGCCATTCTTTTTGATGTGGGACACCGGGCCGTCACCCACCAATTCTCGGCCCTGCTGCCGAGCGTGGTGCCCAACGGCGCCGAAGCAGTCAACGGGATCCCCGATTCCCTGCTGGCTTCGGGCCCGGTTGAGCAGTTGTCTGACTGGGCGATCTCCTATCTGCAAAGCCTCTACGACTTGTGCGACGCGGTGATTGCGCACAACGTCGACTTTGATCGCCTTTGGCTGGAGCCCTTGCTTAACTGCAAGTCGCCGACGCCTTGGATCTGCACCCTGCGTGACTTCAGGTGGCACCGGCCCGGGTTGCGCGCCACGCCATCGGTAATCGATCTGGCCCTGGCCCATGGGGTGCCGGTGTGGGCCGCCCACCGGGCCCTTACCGACTGCACTTACCTGGCCCAGGTGCTCGCCACCAGGGAGGACCTGGCGGAGCTGCTGCTGGATGCCCAGAAGCCCCAGCTGCTTCATGCAGCCCTGGTCCCATACGACGAACGACACCTGGCCAAGGAGGCCGGCTTCCAGTGGCAAGGCCACGGTTGGATGAATAGCTGGACCCGTTACCTCAGGGAAGACGAGGCAGCAGCTCTGCCCTTCCAAGTGCTTGCAATCGTCCCCCCGGACGAGCTCAAGCTGGAAGCAATATGACCACCTCCTACTGGCGAAAGCAGGCGGCCCCGTTGATTGCCCAGGTGATCAAGGACGTCGGCACCAGCGACCTGCCGGCGCTGCGGCGGGCCCTTTCCGATGCTTTTCCCTGGGAGCCCAAGAGTGGACACCCCTACAAGATCTGGTTGAGCGAGATCAAGCGCCAGCTGGCTCCAAAGGTCTACCAGCCCCCGCCCTGGTCAAAGCGTCGATCACCAGAACCTGGCCCCGGCCAACTCAACATCCTGGAATCAAAACCATGATTGCACCAACTGAAGCGCAGATAGAAGAAGTTGCCAAGCAGATTTACAAGGCTATGCGTTTTGAAAGATTAGATTCAACCCCTGAGTGGGATGACCTTGGCAATTCACCAGCCCAATCTGAAGCCAGATTTACCGCCCGCGCCGTGGTGAATGGCTGGGGTCGCGCTGACCCGCCACCCCGCCAGCGCCGGAGCCAGGGGAGGTGGGGGAGTTGGTGGAGTTCCTGACGCCCACGCGAGAGCAGGCTTGCGCAATCAGCCTTGACGCATTTCTGAAGCTGCGCCGCGCCGCTACCCTGCTCCAGCAGCAGGAAGCCGAGCTGGCCGCCCTGCGAGGGGTGCCGGTGGCCGAGCTTGACGACCAACGCCGCGAGGCGGTCCACCAGGCCGTAGCCGAAGCACTGGGCAGCGGAGCCTACGACTGCAGGAGGGTATGGGAGGCCTGGGGCTACGGAACGATGGGCCCAGACGATTTTGTGCCGGTGGCCGAAAACGGCGACCGCGTAGCAGAGATTGCCGATGCCGCCATTGAAGCGATCCGCGCTATACCAGCGCCCGCTCCGGTGCCGGTGGCAGCAAGCGAGCGGCTGCGCCAGATTGGCCTCCAGTTACGAACTCAAGATAACCGCTGTACCGCGAATCCGATTTTTACCGACAACGGCATGACCGGCCCCCTGCCGCTCCTGCCCGATCACATGGTCAACTACCAACCCACCAACACCGAGGACCAACCATGACCACTGATTCCAGCCAAGCCGGCTTTGAGTTTGCTGTGCAGTTTGTCCGCACTCAAAACGACCGGGCCCTATTCGCTAGTGCCACAGTTGCATTAGCCGAGCTGACAAGGATTGACGCCGACCATCAGCCTGCAGCGGCTAAACCGACAGCAGACCTAATCCCGCTGGCGCTTATTCCTGCTGGCAGTTTCCTGATGGGTTCCCCTACCGATGAGCCAAATAGGTACAGCGATGAAGGCCCCCAGTACGAGGTGACCCTGGGCTCTTTCTTTATGGCCCAGACACCGATAACCCAGGCACAGTGGCGGGAGGTTGCGGGTTGGCGAAAGCTGGAGCGCGACCTGGATCCCGATCCCTCGCACTTCAAAGGCGACAATCGCCCAGTGGAGCGGGTGAGCTGGCTAGATGCAATGGAATTTTGCCATCGCCTGAGCCAACGCACCGGCAAGAAGTACACCCTCCCCAGTGAAGCCCAGTGGGAGTACGCCTGCCGCGCCGGCACCAACACGCCGTTTCATTTCGGGGCCACGCTGAAGCCGGAGCTGGCCAATTACAACACTGCGCAAACCACTGATGTAGCAAGCTTCCCGGCCAATGGCTGGGGCCTGCATGACATGCACGGCAATGTATGGGAATGGTGCCTGGATGAATGGCACGAGAGCTACGAGGGGGCGCCGACGGATGGCAGTGCCTGGGTGGAGGGCAACAGCCTGGGAAAGTGCTGCGCGGCGGGTCGTGGAACTACTTCCCCAGGGGCTGCCGCTCGGCTTACCGCTTCCCCTTCCACCCGGACAACCGCAATAACACCTTCGGTTTCCGCGTCTGTTGCCTCCCCTGAGCGGCTGGTGCGCGGCGGCTCTTGGAGCCTCGCTCCCAGTGCCTGCCGTTCGGCCTATCGGCTCAGGAGGCACCTGGGCTCCCGCCTCTGCAGCGTCGGTTTCCGCGTCTGTTGCCTCCCCCAGGATTAATTCTTTACCCTTTTACCCTTTAATTCTTTACACTTGGCTGCACCCATGGCCACCCCCCGCACCGCACTGACATCTGACGACATCCCCCCTGGCCCGCTCAGCGAGGACGACCTACGGCGAGAATGGAACCAGCAGGCCGACGAGCACAACCGGTGGGAATCGCTGGACTCTGAGGAATGCGATCCTGATTAAAGCTGTAAAACTGCTGGACTCCCAGTCGGCCCACACAATGCAGGGATGACATTATCGGTGGCCCCGAAGAGTCCCGTTTGACTTTGTCGCTTGCCGGCCATGGCCGCCCCCAGGCGGCGGCGTTGGAGGTCCCGCTGCAAATCAGCCCAGGCCTGTTCCCCCGTGGTGTCGCCAGCGCAGCGGGCCGCAGCCCGCTGCTGTTTGGCAAATGCCAGCTGGTCAGCGGAGGTTTTCACCTCGGCCGAGCTCATCAGCTCTGGGTCCTGCTTCTTCTTGGCGGGGGCTTTGTGCGTTATCCCTGCAGCAGCTGCAAAGCGCTGCAGTTTGTCCTTCCACCCGCTTTCGTCCTGCCACCAGCTGGTCCCGCCCAGCTTTTCCCGTGCGGCCATGACCAGGGCGACGAAATCCGTATCTGGCCGGACACCCAGATCGATCATGGCCTTGTTTCTGGCCTTGTCGCTGCGCAGCTTCTTGTTGGCCAACACCGTTAGGGCAATGGCTTCATCCGATGTGAAGGTGTCGCCAGCCGCTGGCCCTTGGGGGGCGTCGCCTCCATTCTTGTGGCAGGAATAGGCGGCGCTGATGTGGCCATCACCGCAGGGCTTGCCCTGGCGCCCCGCACCGGCGGCGGCCGGTGGTGCGGGCGTGGACCCAAAGTCGAGACCGATTTGCCCGGGGGCCGCTTGCTTGGCCTTGGCATCCAGCCGGGCCAGCCGGGCCTCAAGTTCCAAAAGGCCCTGCGGCACAGCGTTATTGCCAGTTGCTCATTCTGCCGGGTTGGGGCTGACGCCACACCACTCGGAGGGCCTGCAGGTGGTGCTCAAATCTGCAGGGCCTGCAGGCGGACCTCAGCCTCGCCGGTCTCGCCGGTTGAGGTGCTCCTCGATCACCAGGGCCAACCGCTCCGACAGCTCGTCCAGCTCCGGCAGGCTGGCGGCCAGCTGGACCAGCAGCGACCCAAAGCGGTCAAAGGCCTCCTGATTGTTGAAAGCGATCTTGATCTCCAGGCCTGACTTCGCCGCCGGCTCTTCAGGGGGGAGGGACTCCACCTCATCAGCCTTCTGCAGGGCCGAGAACTCGTCTTCGGTGAACCAGGGGCTGATGTCGAGCATCGTGTCGGCCTCCATCAGCTCGGCCAGCAACTGCCCGGAAAACTCCGAAGTGTCGCTGCTGCGGTTGTCCGCCAGGGCAAGGCCCGTTTTTGCGGTTGGGCTCAGATCGGTCCGCTGCACCGCGACCAGGGTGTTGCCATCAGTCGGAATCACAAGCACCCGGTTGATGCCGTGGATGGCCGCGGCCTCCACCGTGCCGTTGCCACAAAGCACCACCCCGTTCTCATCGACCACGATCGAGCGGGCCGCACCGAAGTCGGAGATTGACCGGGTCAGCATCCCGTGCGAGCGCTCCGTGCGCCGCCGGGCGTTGCGCGGGTCTGGCGTCAGCTCGGCCAGGGAGACAACTCGCGCTCTGGGACTGGTCTCTGCGTCCTCCACCGGCCTAGCAATGGGAGCCAGCTGACCAGCGGCGGCAGGGCGTTTGGCGGCCATTTTGAAAAGCTTATCTGTGTAATCTGTTAACCAGTTTACCCAGTTGGGTCCAGGCGCAGACTGGTGTTTGACGCCGTACAAGGAAGGATCCTTATTGGCCGATGCGACGAGTACCGTTTGGTTTTAGCTACAGCAACGGACGGATACAGCGCTGCGAATCCAACTGGCGCCAGGCAAGGCTGTTGGTTGAATTGGCAATTCAGTCCGAACTCACGTATTCAGCAATTACCAGGGCTTTGCCGATTGCATTTCCTTGGATACCGACACGAAAAGGGTTCAGCAGATGGATTACGAACCCAACCCTTCGGGGTGGCAACGGGCATCGAGTCCCTCGCTCGCTTCAATGGGCCACGGTTGAATGGGGCCATGGCCCGTGCCTGATCTCACAATCAGAATGGCGAATTCTCAAGCGGTTGCTCTACATCCGCGGCCATCAGCCACGCCGGGATGAATGCCGCCTTTTCAGTCGGCTGATTGTGTGCAGCGGCTGCTCAAGCCAGTTCCGCTGGGACAGCCGGGCGAGCAACTACAAATGCAGTCGGGTCGGCTGCCCGTGCCATGGGGCCCAGCTGGAAGAGGAGGCGTTGCGCACGGCAACGATCGCCGCGCTGACCCGTCGAGCGGCCCCTCGCATGGCACGGCTGGCCAAGGAATGGGCTGTGCAGCAAGCCGAGAGCGACTGCTACAAGCTGCAGGAGTGCCGAGATCAGCTAGCCCGGCTGGAGGCCCTGCAAACCGAGGGGGTTAATGCCCTGGGGGTGGCGATCTGCCAACTGCGTGATCAGATTGTTGCCTTGACGCCCAGCGCCTCCAGCGATGCGTCGACGGTTTACGACTGCCTGCTGCGGGATCCGGCCACCTTGGCAGCTTGCAGCGACGATGCCCTACGCAAGATTCTGCTGGAATTCTCCGTTGAAATCCATTATGTGGGCAAAGGGTTCCGCGTCAGCATCGGGCTCCTCGATTGATTGGCGGTGCAGCTGCCGCTGGGATGCCAGGAACAATGCCTGCCCTGCCGTCAGAATCGGTGGGATGATGGGTTCGGGCCGTTTGTAGGGCATCCAATTTTGTAATCAGTAGATCCACTCAGCCGCAGGCCTACGGCCACCGCCGGGTGCAAATCCCCCACCATTGCGGGTGTCGAAGTGGAGAAAGCCCCTATCTCGGCCATCGCCCAGGCCGCCCGTCCAGCGAACGCGAGCCCATTGGTATAACTCCTCCAAGCTGCGGCCGATGGGGTAGATGTCAAATGCGTTGCCGGGGATGTGGTGACTGTTCCGAACCCCTCCAACTTCAGCGTTGATAGGCTCAGGTCGGTAGAAGCTCGTCACGCCCAGCGGTGTCCCCCAGGCAAGCCTGAGGGGCTCAAAGCCTTTGCGTGCAGTGTGGATGATGCGGGGGATGTCCCCGCTGGAGGGTGATGGCCGCCGACGGGGATCGAACTGCAGCACCTCACCAACGCTGAGATGAGTCGATACCGCTGCGCCCATGTCGCGCCAATCAATCAAGCCGCTGACGATGGGGCTGGTGGGAGGCACTGAGAAACCTCTCCAGTGGGGCTGCCAGATCACCCAGGTGCCGCCGCCTTCGGCAAGATCCACCTCCACATGGGCCGTGCGGGGGATTTCACGTACGGCCACCAAACCGTGAATGGCTCCTGCCTTCACTGGCTTCATTAGGTCTGAGCTGAGGTCACTCGCTGGGATTGGCTTCTTCTTGAGCCAGGAATCCTGTAGAGCAGTGATGGTGAGGATGGTTTTGACCGCTTCAGGCTTCTTGTCGGCAATCGGTCCAGTCATCGTGATGCAAAGACTGTCCATCCATTCTACCGATTACTGCAGCGAGAATCGTTCAGTCACAATGGTGTCGCCTTGTCGGTTGAACTCTTCCACAAAAACGATGGCATCAAGTCTGTCTCGATAAACAATTGCAGTTGGTTGAAACACTCTGGCAGGGTCGTCGTAGTGGAAGGTGCGGCGGCACCAACCATTTGCTGTGAAATGGGAGACCGGTGTGGCGATCAACGCTTCATCCTGTCTGCACGAATTCGCCAAGGGTGCTCGTATTATCAGGCTTCCGACTGAGAATCGAAAGGTGGGAGGTTTAGCGGGACAGCTGACGCCACCCGACGGCAAGATCAATTGCTTGTAGATCGATCCTGGCCCGTCAGGCACATCGGATAACTCCAAGTAATGAACAATACATGGATATGATTCCGCCAAACCAATGGTAACAGGCCATATGTTGTAAGTCTCGGTAGTCACTATGTGGCCAACCTTGGCTTTTACTGGTTCACAAAATGTCCCAGGCGGCAGGAATTTCCTTGGCTGACCAGTCTGCAGCTCAACAATCGCACTGGAATCCAGGGTTTTGCCCCAAAGAGAAAGCCAGAAGCCTTGCAATTCAATAGCCATCAGCCTTGCATCATGACATTTTTTACGGACTGCTCGATCGCGATGTTGCGCATAGGACCAGTGTCCTATAGGTTACTTTTGTGGCTGGGTTGGGCCAGTGCATAGATTTCATAGAGCCTGTAATGGCCACCAATGATTCCTTTTTGATGCTTGCCATCAGTTTTTTGTGCCCCTTGACGGAAACCTTGAACCAGATTGGCCTTGGATCTTGATTGTCGAAGGAAGCAAGCTCCATTCGCGTAATTTCTCCGTCTATTTCCGGTTCGCGAGTGACCTTGCCAATGGCTTGAATTGTGTTCATGGGAAAAGATAAAATAGGAATCAGGCTTTGTTGCCCAGGTCGTGAGCAGATCGGTCGTGCTCGATGGCCTTGTCAGGGTCAGAAGTGCGCCAATCAGGCCACGAGCGGCCTTCGTTCTTGATTTGCGGGGATGGGTTTTTGGATTAGTTGTAAGTTTGCTTCAGGAATTTTTAGATTTAGTCAAAGCTGCTTTTAGCTTACTGTTCTTCTTCTTGACATCTTCAATGGCTTCTTGAAGTTCTTCTATGCGAAGCTGCGCTTTCTTGTACGGCATGAGGCTTACGATGTGGGCCTGGGCCCAAACAAGGCAAGCTATGGGCAGGGTTTCCAGGCTCAAGCTTTTTTCTGGCAACAGAAGCATTGCTTCTGTGTGTTCCAACAAAGTCGCCGTTTCATCCCAAGTAAGGCTTCGGCATTTCGTGTCAACCTCGCTCCATTCGCCGTACATGCCGTGCATGCCGGCTGACCATTCCTCAGGCCGGTGCAAGCAAACCAGGGTGCCATTGGCACGCAGGCCTAGGGTGCCACATCGGGCAATCAAAAGCAGGGGCGCCAGATTGCTCTGTTTAGGAGGGATGAGATAACCGGCGTCTTCATGAAAGAAGACATCAGGCTCAGCTGTTCGAACAATTCGTGACATAGTCTTTAGATGCTTTGGTTGGAGGATAAATCAAATGGACTTGCAATTGGTTGCGCACCATCGTTTGAAATGTCTCGCGCCATTGAGGATCATGGGTTGAGAAACTCAAACAACGCCATTGAGAATTGACTCGCTAGCGCAATAGCAAAAAGGATGGCTTGATGGCAAGGGTCATCATGCGGGCACATAGCCGGCCGTTGCTGTGGTTGGGATCGGTGCTTCCGCTTGCCCAGGCTCCGCCCCTACGGCAGCAGGTTTGGAAGTTGGGATGCGCTTTATGTTCGCTTCAGGCAATGGCGGTGGTTTTTCTCCCAGTCTGGGTGAGGAGCCCGAACTCGCACCCACAGTTCGAATTGATCGGCCGCGGCCATTTGCCTGGCCTTCTGGCTGGCGCGGATTGCCATCATCATCGGTGTCGCTTGGCATGATGCCTAAGACCGAAAGGAGTCCTAGTCGCCTTGCCGAAGTGTTAGCCACTGACCACACTTGCATAGGACTAAGTAATTTATTTTCCCTCGTCAAAAGTGGCACGTCTGAGTAAATAAAACCACCGCCCTTATGTAACAAATAAGTTCTAATGACACTATAATCTGAAAGAACAACTTCTCGATGAAAATGCGCTAGCCCAACTTCTCCTGCTGTCCGTGCCAGCGAGGAAATTTCTCCTGGTGTCGCGTAAGAATAACTTACATCTTTCCCCCCTCCTCCTCCTTCATTGTGCTCTTTGGTTTTGAAACTGGCCCGGGCTGATTTCTCAACCTCAGGGGCACCGCATTGCCACTGCGCCAAGGCCTCAAACAGCAGGATTAGCTGCTCAACTGAAGGCCTGTAACCCATCACCACGTCAACAGCCGCGGCCTGCTGTTGAGTTTGTAGTGCTGCCTGATGAGAAGCGAGGTCAGCAGCAATCAGGTCTTGTTTTTCTTGTAGGCCTCTGAAACCTTCCTGGGCAGATAAGGCCCATTCGCCTAATCTTGCGAGCTTTTTTTCAAGAACTTGTAAGCGAAGGTTTTCCGGTTGATGAGCCGGTTTTTCATCCGTGAGCGTGGGCTCGGTGCCCTGCTGGGGAACATCCACAAATCAGTATGGTGGGCTGGACAGCCAAAGGATAGCACCCATCCAAGATCCTGTATGCCAATGCCCATTGCTTTGCCCGTGACGGTTCCAGCGCTGATTTTTGCGGTTACAGGTTCGGATCTGACATGTGAGACCAGCTCGGCAGAGGCTGCCGACAAGATTTGGCGGGCTCGGTCGCAATGGTTGCTGCTCTGGCCTGTGGACCGGCTGGTGTTGCGCTGGCGGTGCCCGGAGAGCAATGAGCAGGTGGAGCTGGCGTACGAACGTGGGAGCGATGGGACCGCCGCGGCCCCGTCAGCCCTGCCCCTGGGTTGATGCCTGGGATTCCTCCAGTGCTGGTGCAGCGGTTGCTGAGGCATCGCTGAGCTGCGGCCGATTGCGGCTGGCCAGGCGGACCAGGGCTATGGCGACGGCGGCCTCCTCGTCGCGCACCTGATCCGCTGACCAGACACCAAGGCCAAGGGCGACCTCGCGGATGCGGGCCAGTCGCTCAGGGTTTGATGTGGGGTAACAGGAGAGGAACTGGCTCCAGTCGTCGATCAGATCAAGTTTGCAGGCCTGAATGCCTTCGCGAATTTTCTTGGCTACGGCTGCGCTAATGGATCGAGCTTCCTGATCGCTCACCACCGGTTCGACGATTTCAGGGGCCACGTTGCCCAAGTAGACGCTGAAAAATTCCTCAGCGCCGTAGAGGCCCTGCTCGTCGGTGATCGTTACAGCGTTGGTGATGTGCCGAGCCAACACCTCTGATTTGGGTGCTGGCAGTTTGCCGGTCTGGACGGCCTCGATGTATTTGTTGAGCAGCCCGTAGCTGTCAAAAATCACCGGCGAAACCTGCTTGACCCGTTGGAGCTGAAGGTTGTTGATCTGGGAGGCAAAAATCCTGCGCACAGTGGCGACCCGTTCCCAGTCTTCTGATCCCTGTTCCTGATTCAGCTTGGGGATGGTGCTGTTGATGCCAATGCCATCCCTCTTGGCGCGCCAGACGTGGCCATTGGCGATAGCAAGATCATCCTTGGCATAAGGGCCCTTCCCCATGCCGGGGATGCCGTTCGCCTCCAGGGCGATGACAGCGGCTTCGGCCAGGTCGGCCATGGCGGCATAACTCCAGCCCGATCGCGCCATCCAGCTGCGAGTCAAAGCGGCGAAGGTCTCTTGCCCGCGAGCAAAGCGCTGCAGTTCTGGCGGGGTGGCTTGGGGCAATGACCGTGTCCGCATGGAGAAGGGGGCTCTTGCATTCTGCCCGATTCCCGCCCATCAGTTGTTCGAGACGCCAGCAAGCCCCTATCCTGTTTCGTGGATGGCCTATGTCTGCATCCACAAAGAAACCCCGGGGCCGAACCGGGGTTCTATGCAGAACGTGTGCTTACAGCCGCTCCCCAGCGATCCGTAAGGCGTCGAGCCCAGTCAGGCCAGGCCCTCTTCCATCACATTCAACATCTGAATTCTATGCCATCACAGCCAGATCAGTCAACCCTTAAGCGTACTGATTTTGTCATTGTCCCTAAGCAGTTGCTGCGGGATTGCAGAGACCGGAAGAACCATTTGTTCGTCTACGCATGGCTTTGGGATCATGCCGGCACCGACGACAAGGCCTACCCGTCGATTGAAACCCAAAGCGTGGAATGCGGCATGAAGGCTGATGACGTGCGTCAAGCCCATCGATGGCTTGAAGCCGGGGGCTGGGTCACCAGTGTTCAACGGCCTGGTTTCACGACCGTTTTTCATGTGCGCTCCGAGCCGGCATTATCTGTCAAAACCTTAATGAACACTGGGGAAGAGCCTCGTCAAAAAAGTGGCCCATCCCCTGGCAGGGGAACTCCCCCGAAAGGGGTATCCCCCAGACGGGGGGTTCCCCCAAATGGGGGATACCCCAAAAGGGGTGAGGTACCCCTACCCCAACCGGGGGAGGGGACCCCTCCCCCAAATGGGGGATACAAACAAGAAGTACTTAACAAGAAGAAAGAAGAACAGCCTTTAGAACCCCCTGTATCCCCCACTGCGCTGCGCGCACCGGGGGACGAACCCGCCAGCGTGGTCGAGGTGACGGAGGTGATCAGCCTTAATCCGGTTGAACCGACCCCGACGGATGCTTCCGGTGACCCGGCACCGGTGGCCGCGGCCACCAGCCCAATCACCGCCGAACTCGTTGTCGCAGCTGAAGCGGCAAGCAAACCCAAAGCCCAACCGAAGGCCGCGGCCACCGCCAAAAGCCGCTCGGCGCAGTCTTTCCCCTTGCCGGGCGATACCCCGGAGTTGGAGCCCTATCTGCTGACTCTGCTGGCGTACTGGTGGGAGCGCCGCTGCCGCGAATATCCCCGGGCCGATCGGCTGCAGTTGGGAAACCGGACCTTGAACGCGATTCGCCTGGCGGTCGAACACGGCGTGCTGGAGGGCTACCTCGAACAGGCAGTCGAAGCCGGCTGGCAGTCCCTGGGCCACGAGGGGCACCGCCGGGTGATTGCAGGCTTGGCGGTGGCAGCGACAACAAGCGATTTTCCGCTTGCCCTCGCCCATACAGAATCCAGGATGCTAGGATCCGGCAAACCGAATTTTGACCCTTCCGACCTGCGCCAGCAGAAGCGGGATGCGATGAATCGGGGGATCAACCTCGAGGTACGGAGGGCCCATGACGATCAGTTCCGATGACCTGTTTGACGTGCTGGAAAGCCTTTCGTCCCTCCAGCGCTTTGCCAAAAAGCTCACTGGCGATGATCACACGTTTGCATTTTTGACCTTTCCGCAGCAGGCGCGGCAGGAGCTGAACAAGGGTCATTTGATTTTTGCGGCACAACAGCTGTTGTTGGATCCTGAGCCCGTGCCAGACATGGCTTTGCACATGGCCTTGCTTCGGTATCTCTATCCCTGCCAGGGCATTTCCCCGTGTGTGGGTCGCGGGCTGCGGAGTGATCTGCCCCAGCGGCTGGCCGCTGCGGGGACTTTCACCCCTCTACAGCCGGTGCCTGCGGAGCACCGGGCTTTTGCCCTGCCTCCTGCCCAGGCGATCCAGCCGCCACCGAAGACCAGGGCCGAGCGCATCGAGTCCCTGTTGGCCCTGGCCGCGGCTACTGGCGTGGTCAATCCGCTTGATCCCGCAATGGCCGCGGCCCCTGAACCCCAGCTGGCTGAAGCGTGATGAAATCACCCAAGACCATGGATGATCTGGTCGCTTCAGAGGCCACAGTTGACATCTCCGCAGTCTCCGTTGGCGAGGGAGTGGTTACGCGCTCTCGGCTTGAGAGGGGCGTTACGAACTGGGGCCAGCGAGCGGCTATGGCTGTTTTGGATGGGTACTGGACCCTGGAGCAGCTTGATCTATGCCATCAACCCGGCACCGGAGCCCAATGCTCGCGTTGTGCAGCCAATGCCTGGCGATCGCGCCAAGGGCTGCCCCTAATTAAGCATTGCAATTCCGCCCGCGAGTGGATTGCAGCGCACCCCGAGCAATGGGAAGCGCTGCTGCGAGCAAAGCTCTGCGATGAGATTGCGACACCCGATCTCCCCCCCGGCAGTCGGTGAAGGTTTTGGTTAGCTCCGCTTCCATCATCCACGCCTGACAACCCGCAACTTTTTCCCCACATTCGACTTTTTCCATTATGGCCAGCTCTGATCAAATTGTTCATGCCGCTTCTCCAAGCAATGGCAATAGGACTGAAGCCGATGCAGTCGCTGAAATTGCCCAATCAGCTTGCAGGCCGCTTGAGGTTCAGCCTGGAAAGATTTACTTGGCCAATACCGGCAACGGTTTTATCGAATTAACTGATCTGACGGGGAATCGCTATCGTCATGAAACTGGCTTGCCACCATTAAGGCCATCAGGCACTTTCATATTTTATCAATTAGATGGATTTATTAATTATATCAATAGTCACATCCATCCTGGCCCACGGGCTGAACTATGGGCTGATTGCAACAAGCACACAATCACGGCCGTATTGGATGGCCATTGCCGCCTCATCCCTTTGCATTTTAAAGACCAAGAACCTGGCTGGGGCGCTCATCGAGCAATCTTGGAATTCCAGCTCACTGCAGCGTGGTCCGAATGGAGTGAATTTTGCAAAAAAAACCATCCGCAAGATGAGTTTGCAGATTTCTTGGAAGACCATCTGGCTGACATTGTGAATTCAGATGCGGCAGATTTATTGGAGATTGCCTCCAGTCTTTCTGTTGCTTCTGGAGTAAAATTCCAGCAGGCATTGAGGCTGGCTTCTGGGGAAGTCAGTTTTCAATACACCGAAGAGCACAAAGCCAGTGCCGGCAGGCAGAACCAGCTGAAAATTCCCAAAAGTATTACCTTGGCCTTGGCGCCTTTCGAAGGACGTGACCCATTTAAGGTCCCAGCACGATTTAGGTATTCATTGCGCGACCAAAAATTGACCTTGCGGTTGCTGCTGGATAGGCCGGATCAAATCTTGCGATCCTCAATTAACGATGCCATCAAAGTGATTGAAGAACAAACCGACCTCATTGTCTACCACGGCATTCCGGCTGGTCCGCTGTGACAGATCAAGGCCTAATTTGCATTGCTCTTTTTGCCATTTTGCTTCAGTACATCAGCTTTTTCTTCCTCTTTCATAGAAACTCAAAATGACTTACGAATCCTCAGATTTACCAGCCACCGACGACGCCGCGGCCAACGGCGAGACCGCAAACTTGCAGGCCTTTTCGGCCTGGCTGTTTCTCCAGCGTCAAGGCGCCTTGCACGGCGAGCTCACCGTGGCCCTGGCCGAGCTCACCCAGGCGGTGATGGCCACCGACAAGGCCGGCAGCCTCACCCTCACCATCAAGGTCAAAAAGGCTGGCCGCGGCATTCAGATGCTTGTCGAAGACAAGGTGGTTCTTCGCAAGCCCACGGCTGAAGTGGATCCATCGTTCTTCTTCTTCGATGAAAAATCGGGGTCACTGAGCCGCAACAATTCTTTCCAGCCTGATTTGCCGTTGCAGTCCCTGCCGGCGCGGCGCACGATCCACAAGTTGAAAGAGGCCAGTGGCGTCGCGCTCACCAACTGAAGCCATGGGCGATGCTGCAGCCGAGGCGATTAACAGGCGCCTCGACGAGATTGCAGAGCAGCTGGACAGGCTTTTGGCCAGTTTCCAGCTGCATGCCAGGCCGACCAGCCCAAAAAGCCTTTGGCTGCCACTGCCCGCGGCCGCCGGGGTTTTGCAGTTCTCCAGTGCCAAAGCGCTGCGTGGGGCCATTGACCGGGGAACCATCCCTCCCAAGTTCGTCAGGGATACCAATGAGGACAGCACCAAGCGGCGGCGGCGGCTGCTGGTGGATGTGGAGGGCTATGCCTCACATCTGCGCCACAAGTGATGCCATCGAGTCATTGTCGAAATAACGCTGGTACAGCGTGGTGTGGACCGTCAAGGAATGGCCCATGCTCTTGGCTGCCAGCGATGGGCTGATCTGCGGGTTGGAGATGGCCCGCACGGCCCAGGCATGGCGAAGGTCGTACGGCTGAAACGGCACTTGGAACCGGCGAAAGGCCACCGCTAGCTGCGCCCCCACGGTTCGGCTGTCCCTTTCGAAATTGATTGCCGGCAGCCGTTGCTCATCGAGGTTCCATCGCTCGATCCAGGCCTTCGGCAGCGGCAGGCTCTTTCGAGCACCAGTTTTTCCCGCCCGGATCACCGCCAGACCATTGCGTTCGACACAGGCCATCAGCAGGGCTTCGTGGGGGCGGGTGCCATAGGTGGCGCAGATGCCGGCGACCCACTGCCAATTGGCGGGCATTCCATCGATCGCATCGATGATCACCTGGTCATCGGGCAAGCTGCGCGGCCGCGCCTTCGAGGGGCTGTAGCCCTTCCCGAGATCCCGCAGCTCTTGCACAGCCTCCATGCCCATTGCCAGGGCCTGCGCCACAGCCGTCGCTGCCAATGCCGCCTTGCGCCTTGCGCACCCACCAACAGGCTTGCTTGCCACCAGGGCTCGCAGAATGTTGAGCGTCACATCCTGCTGCTGCAGCAGTGGCCGCAGCGGCCCCCCGTAGGCAGTCGCCCAGCTCACCGCCGATTTCGGGCCACGCTGGCGCCGCTCGTGCCACCAGATCTCGGTCCGCCGAATCGCTTCATGCCCGCTGATGCTTTCCCGGGCAGCACAGTTGCTCGATCCGGCACCAGCCTGGGCCCAGCGGTCAAAAGGGAACGGCTGAAGGCCGCGGCGATGCAGCTCGATGTCCTGGCCCAGCTGCTCGGCCAGCTCCCGGGCTTGGTCAATCCCGGCTGGATAGGGAAAAGCGGTGGCGATCCGGCGTTGCTTCCAGGTGCCATCTGCCATTGGCAGGGTGCCCCGCAACCGCAGCCGGCCGCCGGACGGCGTGACCTCCATCGACACGCTGGCTCCGAGTGCACGGAGGGCCCGGTTTACGCGGGCGAGATACGGGTCCTTGGGTGGCATCGGCCGTGCCTAAAAGCGTGCCTACTTTGGCCCCTTATGGGCCTTTTCAGGCCTTTTTGTGCCTTCTGAAGGCCCGGCTGAATGGCCACAGCTGGATGAGATCCCCTGTCCTGACTATTGTTTTTGGGATGGGGGTCCCGAGGATCGAACTCGGCTAAGGCGAATTATGAGTTCGCTGCATTCACCAGATTGCTAGACCCCCGTGGGGCGCCGCAGCGCCATGAACTTCTTACCAGAGACCGCGCACGTTGCTGGGATAACCCGGCAGGGGGTATCGGGGGGCGCCATCGGCGGCCGGGCCCCCAACCGCGCCGCCAACCACACTGGTGGCGAAGGGGGTGGATTGGTCGGCGGTGCGTATGGGGGTGGGATCGTGCTGGGTTTGGATCAGATAGCGATAGGTGGTCTCAACGGCACTGCCATCCCAG